AGCAGGAGCCTCACACAATTAATGGGGCTCCTGTCGAAGAAGATTGGACCAACGACAACGAAAAGGTTTTTACCTTAGCAGCAGCTCGTCGTGAGCGCAGACAGCGTGAAGGAGATATCTAATGGAGTATCTCGTCCAGGCCAGAAACAAGAGGACTAAAGAGTTTATCGAAGCGATATTGCCTTCAATGATCAAACAACTGAGATTACAAAATAGTCGAAAAGCTCTATTCGTAAAAATCAGCAAGAGTGACATCGAAAGCAATAATATGGGACAGACTGCTTATATTCAAGCCGTAGATGGGATTGTAGTTATAATCAGTCCTCAATCCAGAGAAAAGATGGGATTGACTCTAGCACACGAAATGATACATGTTAAACAGATGGCCAAAGGTGTGTTAAAAACTTATAATGGAGTTTCGTACTGGAGAGGTAAGAGGGTAGGTAAAAAAGTTAAATATCTGGATCAACCTTGGGAAATAGAAGCTTTTAGTAAACAGGAATTAATTTTTCGTAGGGCTATAGAATAAAAGGAGGGCATTATGCCAAGTGTGTTTTTAGTTTCAGACACGCACTTTGGACACGCTGGCGTTTGCCGTTTTACACGGGACGATGGTATTACAAAGTTGCGTCCGTGGGATGACCCCGCGGAGATGGACGAAGCTATGGTCAAGGCTTGGAACGAACGGGTCAAGCCCACAGACAAAGTTTACCATTTGGGCGATGTTGTGATCAACCGTAAGGCGTTGACGACATTGAGTCGTTTGAACGGTGACAAGGTATTGATCCGTGGAAACCATGATATCTTTCGTGATACAGACTATGCCAAGTACTTCCGTGAGCTTCGTGCTTACCACGTTATGAACGGTATGATATTGAGCCATATTCCAGTACACGAAGCATCGTTAGGACGTTTTGGTGTAAACATACACGGGCACTTACATTCAAATCGTGTAAAGAAAGCTCGTGGAGTAGATGCTAGAACGGGCGAGGTCTTGTACAGCGATGAGATTGATGTTAGATATCATTGCGTGTGCGTAGAGCAAACTCCAGATTTTGCGCCTATACTTTTTGAAGATGTTATTAAACGCATCGAAGAAGAAGGTGGAAAAATAGGGTTTAGGAACGGCAACGGACCTATAATGTGACATTATCTACGTACTTTTAGGGCTCTTCGGAGCCCTATTTTTTTGGCTTTACTTCTTTAATACGACATAAATATATTGAGTTAGGAAATTTCCAGGAGTTGAGAATTATGCCCTTACAGATTCGCAGAGGCACTGAAGCAGAAAGAGTAGCCATGACACAACCTCTAGCACAAGGGGAGCTGCTTTATGTTACAAATACACAAAGAATTTATGTTGGAAATGGATCCACTTTAGGGGGTATTCCTGTAACTGGATATACCGATGGTAATGCCAAGGACGCAGCAGCCACAATCTTCACTAGCGGATCTCACACTGGGATAAACTTTTCTTATAACACCGCAACTGACATTATAACTGCAACAGTAGATCTGTCAAATTATAATGGCACTATCAATGCTTCTGCTCTAAAAGGAACTATCGTCGCTGACGATTCTACCATATTAGTCGATGCAGTTTCAGGAACAATTCCTGCAACAGTAATAAGTGGAACCGCCACTATTAACGTCATTGGGAATACCACAGGATATCATACTGGTGATGTCAAAGGATCAGTATTTGCAGACGATTCTACCATATTAGTCGATGCTGTTGCCGGTTCATTTAATTTAGACGGAACTGTTAAAGGAAATATCGTTCCAGATGCAAATGAAGTTTATGATCTAGGATCAGTCACAAATCGTTTTAGAGACATTTATCTAAGCGGTACTTCTATTAAATTAGGAAATGCAACCATAACCGCCACCGGTGCTGCTGTTGATCTTCCGGTAGGATCTACTGTCGGTGGTATATCTATAGCTAGTTCTGGAGATGGAGTAATTTCAGGCAGTAATTACAATATCAACATCATTCGAGATGACAGTACTGTAATAGTGAACTCTTCATCAGGAGTTATTACAGCAGATACATTATACGGAACTTTATTTGGAACACTCGAAGGAGATGTAAGCGGATCAATATTTTCAGATGACAGCACTATCATGCTAGACGGCATTGATAAAGTACTAACAGTCAATTCGATTAATACCACTGAGATAAATGCGGAGGCTTCTAGACTATTTGTTAAATCATCTAGTCCTCAACCCATAGATGCTGTTGCTATCACAGACGGATCTACTGCACCATATATAGGATTAAGTGTATCTAGAGGAACTATATCCTCTCCCACAAATACTAATGCTAACGATATTCTAGGAGGATTTAAAATTGAAGGTTATAGAGCGGGCGTATATAAATTTGCATCTGGTATGGCTTCTATATGGGCTAGTGATGCTGATTATTCATATACTTATCCTAGATCAACTTTTAATTTATTCACCGGCAACAACTCCAATATGTTAGCAATAGGTGCATCATTAGATGGTGCCGGAACTTGGACAGCTAACACGATAAAAACAGGCACGTACACTTCTGCTCCAGATACTAGACCTACTGGTTCAAAGGGCATGATTATTTTTAATGACACTACCGGAAAATTTCAAGGATTCGACGGTTCGAGTTGGGTTGATCTAAGTTAATTAATAGTATACTTTTCTGGGTATAAATATCCCATGAAAGATTATTACATCTGCTCCGCAAAATATCTTATTCTAGATATATCATATCCATATGATGAAATGTTAGACGAAGCTAGAAGACTTAGCCATCGTTTCGTACCTCACAGATCAGCTTTATCTAAAGGTTGGGAATCTTTAACACTGCATGGCCTAGGTGAAGATAAAACCGGAAGTTTTGAAGATTATGGATACAAGAACGGAGGAGATGCAGCTAAAGATATGTATTGGACTAAGGCAGCAGATGAATCTCCGATAACGAAAAATTTTTTATTGAATAATTTTCCAAGTAAAAGATTCGGTAGAATTCGTCTAATGAAACTTAAGGCAGGTGGGTTTATCGGACTTCACTCTGACAGTAGTAGACCTGTTATAGAAAATATAAATTTAGTACTAAACAATCCTCAACATTGTTTATGGATATGGGGGGATGGCACCGAAGTGTTTATGGATCCTGGCAAAGCCTACGCTATGAATGTTCATTATCAACATAGTGTTTACAACAATAGCTATGAAGATAGATATCACATGATTGTAACAAGACACGATTCAACTGATAAATGGAAAGAGATAGTACTGAAAGCATCTAAAGAAACAGGAGAATTAGGCTATTTTGAAAAAATTGATTATCTACCTTAATATTATTGGCGATGTCCAGTCTTTGCTATGCCATTTTGGTTTATTAAGAATGTTGATATCTGTTAAATTAAATTTACAGACTCGATCTTTATAAACTTGCGTAGATTTATCGCAAAATCCATCTGCAGCTCTAGCAGAGAATGAAAGAAAAATTTCCGGATTTTTTTCTTGTAATTTATAAATTAATCTGTTCTCGGCTGCTATTCTATACTTAAGACTTGAAGTATAAGAGAGTGGTGTATAATTAAATACATCACTAACATTATAAAAAGTATTTGCAGTATTATCTACCCAATCAAGATTATATGTGCCTAAATAATTTATTAAAATAAAACCATACTGAAGATTTTTAATTCTGTTCCAAGTCATGTCCCAATCGTAGAATTTTGATTTAAATTTTTCCCATAATATATTAGATTGTATATAATATTCTTCAGGTATATGTATAGGACCCGATGGAAAATTTTTGTTGATAAAACTTTTATAAAATTCTCCGTAATTTTCTCCACTCCATTGGCTTATCATTAAGCTCATAAATTGTAGACATTGTGGGTTCACATCGGTAATTACGACTTTGGTTTTATTTGTTGTACCTAGAATATTTAAATTATTAATCCAATTAAAACCTGTGCCTGTAGTGATATATTGCTCAATAGGACCTTGACAATTTATATTATCTAATAGACTATCTGAATTGTGCGAAGGAACAAAATTAGATCCGAAAAATTGATAATAATATAAGTCAGCAACTTCTTTTAAAAAAACATGATCGTGTTCATAATAAAGATATTTTTTATAGTTCCTTATATCGCCTAAATCTATTATTTTTTTTTCCTTTAACAATAATTTAGATATAAGATTCCACCCGTGCTTTTTACCCACATATGTTTTTTTATTTTTTCCTGTTTTAATCCAAAGAGGAACATAATCGTCGTGTACATTTTCTTCACTTCTTATTGGCTCTATCTGATCATGATATTCATCTTGTTCATAGCCCATCTCTGGCATATCGATATCGGAATAGTCATATAAATTTAAAATATAGAACTGATGATGTAATTCGTAATAATATTCTTTTCTATCTAAAATGTGTCCTGCTAAACTAAAATCTGTAGAACAAAGTTTTTCAACAGACTCAAATAGTTTATCGTTCATTTTTAAACTTGTACCAGTCGAAATAAAAACAGCATACTTGTATTCTTCATATACTGCCATTTTAGCTAATAGATCTTCAGATTCTCCTATGAGAATATCAAACCTTTCATGACATTTAAATATAAATTGATCTGTAAGATTAATTGATATCTCTTTAGCCCAGTTAGTTTGACAATTATTAGTATTATCAATAATGCAAAATACTATGGGTTTTTTCTTGCTAACACTAAATTTTATTGCCATTTTGGAAACCTACTAAGTTGTCGTAAAAATTTTTCTGCATCTAATTGCCATACAGTTTGTAATGTTTCTCTATAAAATACTTGTCCTATATTTTTTAGGACACCTTGTTTTTCTAGAGCAGGACCAAATATATTGTTAACTCGACGCTGTGTTCCTACATCACTTTCGTTAGATGTTATGTAAAGCTTAGACGTTGGTGGAGCCCATTCAATACATTTGGGTATTAGAAATTGAGAAGTAGGATTTTGATATTCGGTTATAACTCTAATAGTTCTTAAGGCTCGTCCATACGAACCCTCTATTTCATCAGTTAATACACACGTTCTGGCTGCTATTCTATAACTTCCTTCTCCCATAACATCTTCGAAACTATGAGCAGCTACACTTCCGATTGGTTTAGATTTAAAATACAATATCCAGACCTGTTTTTCTTTTTCATTATTAAAGCAATCAACTAATTTTTTCTGGCTACAATTATTCAAAAAACCTTTAGCTTTAGCTCTTTCATAGAAATAAGATAAATCTAGATCTTCAGACCAAGGAATTACGTAGAACATAAAATCTTATCGATAAATTCAGACGAATAGTTATTCCTAAAACTATTCCAACAAAGTTTTTCAAGTATTTTAAAACTTTGAGGTTCCTCCCATTTTATATTTAAGATGTCAAGATGTTTTTTCATTTCATTTTGTCTTGTAGAATATATATGACTTTCAACGTCTTTTATACTGATGTTAGGTTCATCTTCGTGATACGTGAAAAAATAATTTATACTTTTTAGTTTTCCTTGGACTATAAAATAGCTACTTGGATGCATACTGAATTTGTATAGTTTTAAAAATTTATGAGCTTTAATTATGTCAATCATCTGCTCTTGCCAATTTGGTAAAACGATATCATAATTTTCAGTAGCGCATCCTGCCTGCTCCCAAAAATCAACACCGTCTATTTGTAAATATATTTTTCTTTCAGTATAATCTATATCCAAAATAAAAGGAACATGCATAGGAAATGAACTGTGCATTATTTTTAGGAATTTAACTTCTCTTTCCCACTTTTCCTCCATCTTATCTGGATCAATAATCTCATTCATTCCTTTATGATAATTATTGTCGTTATAATACCATTGGACAAATGTTTTTTTGTCTTTGCTTATTAAGCTAGTGTAAATTAAATTATTTCGACAATTTCCCTTACCCGGAACATTGTTGTAATAGTATTCGTATTTCATAGATAGCATATTAATTTATCAATAAATATCTCGACCAAAATAAAAATGTTAAAATGTATATTGTTCAATGTAGCCAGCGGAACTAATTTCGCAGGAAATGGTAGATCCGTTGGGGTTTACAGAATCTCTCACCATCTTCGAGAAGAAGGTTGGGATGTAGAAGTTATAGATTTTGCTAACGAATGGAGTTTAGAAGATCTTAAATTACTTGCTAAATCAAGGATGCATGGCGGACTAAAATTTTTTGGATTCAGTCATATGTATTCAATATGGACTGAAACCTTAGAGAAATTTTGTCAATGGATTAAAAAAGAGTATAGTGACATAGTTCTAATATCTGGCTCTAGTGTATCACCTCAATTTACGTCTATACATTTAGATTTTTATATTCAAGGATTCGGAGAAAACGCTATAACAGCTTTACTATCATGGTTGTTTGGCAACGGACCTAAACCAATTTTTTCTATATTCAAAGCAAACGGAAAACCATTAATTGCTGCCAACGACAATTATCCTTCATATCCAAGGAGAAACTTAAATGTAATTTACGAAGATAGAGATTTTATCGAATCAGAAGAGTGGTTAGGCATAGAATTTTCTAGAGGATGTAAATTTAGTTGTGATTTTTGTAATTTTCCAGTATTAGGCGTAAAAGGTGATTATACCAGAGATGCCGAAAATTTTGAAATACAGATAAAAGATGCTTATGATAGATTTGGTGTTACTAACTATTTGGTATCAGACGAAACATTTAATGATCGTACAGAAAAAATTACTAAATTTGCAGATATAATAGATAAATTAGATTTTAAACCTTGGTTTAGCGGATTTATACGTCCTGATCTCTTAATTAACAGACCGCAGGACAGAGAAGAACTGCTACGCATGAATTTTTTAGGTCACCATTATGGTATAGAAAGTTTTAATTACAAAGCAGTTAAATCTATTGGAAAAGGTATGAATCCTGAAAAGGTTAAACAGGGTCTTATAGATGTTAGAAAATATTTTGAAAATAATGGAATTAAAAAATACAGAGCTTTATTAACTTTTATCATAGGTCTACCTCATGAAACAAAAGATGACATTGAACGAACCACTAGATGGTTGATAGAAAATTGGCAAGGACAGTCATGGACTCCCTTCGTTCTGGAGATCCCCGTTGGGGAACTTAATAGAAAAAGTAAGATGAGCATGAACTATGAGAAATATGGCTATAGAATTTTTCAAGGAGAGCACAAACATCTAGAGTATAAACAGGCAAGAGTATCTAAAGATTTGTTAATTTGGGAGCATGATCATATGAATTATTTCGATGCCTATGATTTATTTTACAAAATGATAGAATCAAGAAATGATTTAAATAATAATTTTACTTTAGCTCCTTGGGATCTAGCTATGATAGGTCTTCCAGGAAACGTCTATGATCGACTCATGTTACACAATTCATGTTTACAGGACAAAATTATAGAAGAAAATAGAATAAAATTTATACAAAGATACATAAGGAAAAAATTAGAATGTTAAAATGTATTTTGTTTAACGTTGACAACGGTCCCTTAACTAGAAGACCAATAGGAGCACATAGAATAGCTCATTTTTTAAGAGAAAACAATTGGGATGCTGAAGTAATAGATTTTTTCAAATTTTGGAGTTTTGATCAACTACAACAATTAGCTAAACAAAAATTTACTCCAGATGTTAAATGGATCGGAATTTCTTATCTTTTTTTGTCATCTCCTATCGAATCTGTTGATAATTTTTTCTTGTGGGTAAAAAAGGAATATCCACATATAAAAATCATAGTAGGAAGCCCGATACAGTATAATCAAAAATCTGTGTACGTTGACTATAATATATCTGGGTTCGGAGAAAACGCTCTGTTAGAACTATTAAAATATCTTTTCAGCAATGGAGCGTCACCGAAATTTTCGTTGGCTACCCATGCCGGAAAACAGATACTAGCTAATGAAATGTACCCTTCTTATCCTATGAAGAGCCTCAATATAATCTATGAAGATAGAGACTTCATCCAGCCAGAAGAGTGGCTAGGCATTGAATTTGCTAGAGGTTGTAAATTTAGTTGTGCTTTCTGTAATTTTCCAGTTATAGGTGTTAAAGGAGATTACTCTCGAGATGCGGAAGATTTCGAAGTACAGATCAAGGATGCCTATGATAGATTTGGTGTAGAGAACTACTGGGTTTCAGATGAAACGTTTAATGATCGCACGGAGAAAATCACCAAGTTCGCTGATGTTGTTGAAACACTTTCATTTACTCCATATTTTACCGGATTTATTAGACCTGACCTGTTAATCATTAGACCACAAGATAGAGAAGAACTTCTGCGAATGAATTTTTTAGGTCACTTTTACGGCGTTGAAACTTTTAATCAAGAAACTGGAAAAATTATAGGAAAAGGTATGGATCCTATTAAAATGAAAGAAGGATTGATAGCTATACGTAAATATTATGAACAATATGAAAATAGAAGATATCGGGGCAGTATAAGTTTAATTGCAGGGCTACCTTACGAATCGATTGACAGTATTTTACAAACCAAAGATTGGTTGATAGAAAATTGGCAAGGACAAAATTTTACCATGTATCCATTAGAGATTGGAGTTGATGAATTTGATAATCCATCAAAAATAAGTAAAAATTGGAAAAAATATGGTTATGTAGATGCATCTAACGATCCTGATATAGGACACCATTTCGCACACATAGGAAATATGCAAATGAATAAAATTTTTATTTGGAAAAATGATTTCACTAATCTTAAAGAAGCCAGCGACATAGCGTATCTATATTGGAAAGAAAAATACAATACTGGAAACGATTTTAGACTTAGCAACTTTGCATTATTACATTTAGGATTACCTAAAAACTTAGATGAAAAATTTTCTGTAAAAGATACCGAAGAGATAGAAATGTACTCGGCAAATAAAATTATACAAGATTATATAGAGAAAAAATTAAACAATTAGTTACGAAAAAATGAAAAAATTGTCAGATACTCTTTCTGTTTGTGAATTTTGTTATAGACATGTGCCAGCCATACGATTTGAAAGAGATGGAGGAATCTGGTTGTGGAAAAAATGTAAATGGCATGGAGAATCAGAACATTTAGTCGAGCCTGATGCAAGTTTTTATTTAAATTATACCTACATAAGAAAACAATTAGAAAGTTACATGATTGATATAACCAATAAATGTAATCTCACTTGTCCAAACTGTCATCAAGAACCGAATAATAATTCAAAAGATTTACCTATAAATTTTTTTATAGATATCATATCATCATGGCCAGATAACGGTTGGCCAGTAGCACTTTGTGGGGCAGAACCGACTATTAGAAAAGATTTACCTGAATTTGTAGAAGCCATTAATTCTATGCCAAGAAAGAAACGTGATATTATTATCCTCACCAACGCTGTGCGACTGGCTGATGAAAATTATACGCAGCAATTTATTGCCTACAACAATATCTACTGGACTATTGGGTTAAACCATCCTGAATATCAAGGGCATAAGGTTAGAGAAAAACAAATTAAAGGAATTGAAAATTTAGTAAAATATAAACAAAAAATTAAGAATATCAGTTACACTTTAGAAATACTAGGACAAATGGAGTATTGTCTTGAAGAGTTACAAGAATTTTCAAAAAAATATTGTAAGGCCTTTAGAGTAAGGACAGGTGTTGATATTGGCAGATATCCAGGAGGTCCAAAAGTGTATATGTCAGATTTAGTCAAAGAAATGAATAGAGTGGCAGAAAAAAATAAATGGCCAATTGAAAAAATTAATGACCAAGGTAATAGAGCTCATTACGCTGTGTTAATTAATGATGTGCCAGTAAAAATTATTCAATGGCCAGATGCACAAACATTAGATTTAAGAGAAATACAAACGGAAGCTTTTGGAGATTTTGTACCTAACAAACCAGCATCTCCGCTGATCCATCAAATTATTTTACGAGATGCACACATTAACAAAGGTCTTCCTCTATATGATACCATTCCACAGGAATATTTAGATAATTATGGCAATCATAGGAATCAATAATTTACCTTATATAGATATGGAACCATACTTAGATATGGATATCTTTGAAAAATTACAGCCTGAAATCTACACAGGATTTTCGTTGGCTAGAGAATATGCCAAAGAAGGAACTTGGATGCAGCCTGGATTTTCTATGAAAGATATGAGCTATATTATAAATTGGAAACCAATATATAAAGCAATGGAAGAGTTTCAATCATTGCCGGACGACAACCCAATTAAAAAGGAAGGAATAAAGTTAATGCCATCCGATTTCAAAGATTTTCGTCAAAGAAATATTTTTACAAGATATTTAAAAATGGCTATGGGAGCATACGATCCTTACATTTATTATTTTTTATGGGAAGAAGGCGATTGGAATAACAGAGAAAAAGAACGTAAGATGACCGACGAAGCAAAATATTTTCCTTCTGTTGTAGAATGGGTATTGAATCTTCAAAAAACACAGATATTTGAACATATTGGTAGAGTAATATTTTTCCACTGTGAGGCAGACGGCATTCCATTTGAACATAGAGATCTAGATGCCCAAAACGGCATAGACATAATTAAACCTCATCGAAACGAATTTATACATATTAGACCTGATACAAAAAAATCATTTTATATTTGGGATCCAAAAAAGAAAAATAAAATTTATCTTAATACAAGAGCAGCATGGTGGAATGACGTGGACTGGCATGGAGGAGAGAGGATTATGGAACAGAGTTATAGCTTACGTGTAGATGGCAGGTTTACCGATGAGTTTCGGAAACGTTTAGGTATAAATCACTTGGATAATTATTAATGATAGGACTATACGGAAAAACTCATTTTGAATTAGATGAATTTATAGATTTAACTGAGTTTGACAATATTCAATTGGATATTTTTAGAGGTATAGCCATAGCTAAATCTCTTGCAGATCATGGATATCTAATATCCATGAAAATGTATAACGACGAGGATCTAAGTTCAACTCTTTCTGTTTTACCACTAATGGATGCATACAGAGATTTTTTGTCTCTACCTGAAAATAATGATGTGAAAATAATCGGAGACAAAATTTATAGAGAACATGGCTATAATGCATTAGCAACTTTTTTAAAATATACATATAAAGCTCACGACTTATGTTCCCATTACTTATTTTGGGATTATCATCCGAACTGGAGATTAAACAAACATAATAGACAATTAACCAAATTATCAGAACATTTCTCACCATTAATTAATTACATTGACAGTTTAATTAGAAAAGAAATATTCATTAATATTGGAAGAGCGTATCTAATATCTTTTGACTCTAAAGGTCATTCTTTTGAACACAGAGATCCGCACTTAGATCCAGATGTATCAGAAGATGTTTTTCCTGAATTCATACATATAAGACCTAATACAAAAAGACCGTTTTACATTTTTGATCATGAAAAAAATAAAAAACATTATGTTATGTCTAGAATAGGTTGGTGGAATGATAGAGACATACATGGCGGTGAGGCAATATCTGAACCAACATATGCTATTCGCATTGACGGAATTTTTACGGATAAATTTAAAAAACAATTATGCATTTTATAGATAATTATAAAGATTGGATAGATTCGTCTTTAACTAATTACCTTTTGAACAACGAAGGAATCTTAAGGCCAAATATAGGAACTAATCCCGATGTCGAAGAATTTAAAAATGCTGAAAAAGCAGGATACGATCTTAGAAAAACATGGTGGCACATTTATGAACCAAATATTTTGCCATTTACAATTAAATTACCTATAGAATCGAATAGATCGTCGATATGGTGGTTCATTAAACTACTACCGGGAGGAATGATGCCCATGCATCGAGATCCTCATGTAAGATTTGATAATGTAAAAAATCCTACAAGGTACTGGATGCCTCTACAAGATTACGAACCGGGCCATATTTTTGTCTATAATAATGTCGTTCTTACCGATTACAAAGCTGGAGATCTTTGGAGCTACGGGGACAGCGATGAGCTTCATGGCGCTTGCAACATCAGTTATATTCCAAGGTTAACATTTCTTTTTACGATATATGACATCCCATGATATACACTTTAAATTTAAAATATGATGTGGAAGAATCTAGAAAATATCTAGAAATTCTCAACGAAAAATTTTATAATCTTCATTGGTTCTATAGAAAACATCATAATGAACCAAGAGTCATAGAGAAAAAAAATGCTATGGATGATGTACACGGATGGGGTCTACAAACAATATACGATGATCAATTTTTTCCCTACCATTGTGATATAGATCCTCATAACGAAACAGCCGAATATTTTAAAGATACTCCTATGGTATTTGGATTTTTCTATAGATTCAAAAATTTATTCAAAAATCCTTATAGATCTTTCTTGATGAATTTCCCAGGACATCATCATATAGGAAAATGGCTTCCGACTAAACCCTTGCACGGAAAGATTTTTCTTCCGATATATTCTAATGAAGAATCTGTTTTAATAACTTATAGTCAACCAATGGTTCAAATGAAATTTGAAGTGGGGAAAATATATTTGATAGATATGACGACACACCACGGTGAATTCAGAAACGATGGGGATTCTAAGATTTCTTTTATAACCTTTAATGTTCTTCCTGAGACCTTTAATAAAATTTTAGAATTACAAGGAACAGTATGAGGTATATAGAAAATTATAACTCTTGGATCACTAGCGATCTCATGAACCATTTAGAAACACATGACGGTGATACTAGATACGTCTATCAACCAGAACGTTGGAAAACAGGAAACTCTATTTTAGAAGAATTCAATGAAAGATGCAGAAAAGCATACTCAAAAAATCCACCATGTTTTCAACAGTTCAATTCTAATTCTAAAGACATGGAAAATTTTCCAATAATTTTACCAGACCTCCCTGAAAAAAGATCTAACTGTCATTGGTGGTTTGTTAAATTACTTCCCGGACAATTCCAAGCTATGCACGTTGATCCTCATTTATTAGAGGTAAAAAATCCGCTGAGATATACCTTATTTCTACAAGATTTTATACCGGGGCACATATTTGTATGGGATGATAAAATAATTACAAATTATAAAAAGGGAGATATGTATGAATGGAGTGATCCTATGATAGTTCACGGTCCGGCCAATATATCTTTTGAAAACAGATACACGTTGCAGATAACTCTTTATGATTGATATCCAAGAATATGCAACAGATAATTCGATTCTAAGCCACCATTAATACCAGTATGCCACTCTCTATAGTTCTTCCATTTAAAAATAGAACCCCAGGGAACTTCATACAGATAGTCGGTGCCTATAATTAATATGTGTCCCATAGTAGGATTATTTAGAAAAATACTATATCTTACTGGAGTACCTTTTTTTAAATACTCTGTCTCGTCGTCGTCTACATCCCAATGATGCGGCGCATAAAATCCAGGATCTAATCTGCTGATCCATGCTCGATGAACTCCACCTAGTCTAAGATAAAAAGATACATCATCTACTAATTCTTGTTCGAAATCTTCTCCTGGATAATAGTTGGTCCATCTTATAGAGGAAGGATTGAAATTGGCATTTTTCCATATTTTATAGATCTCATTATAGTTAGATTCGCTTTTATTCCATCTATCATAATCTGTTGTAAGAATAGTTCCCGATCGACTAGAAAGATTATTAACGATTTGAGATAAATCTTTTCTTCTATATGTGCTAAGAAAGACTGAACTTTTTAAATTTAGTAATCTTAAATCATAGTGTGATGATAAATTTTGCATTATTCTAAATACCCAAAAGCCCATAATCTCTCATGGCACCACCAGCAATTCCCGCAGTGAGTACCTAAATGTAAATGATTCTCACAACTCCTAGTTTTTACGAACAATTCTTTTTCTATGTCTAAAAATCTATACATTTCTGCAATATCTTTTTTATTAAGATTTACGAACGGAACATATGCTCTATCATCAATAGAGACATCATCGGCCCTAATATTAATATCTACTACTATAAATCTTTGATCTGTATTTTCATCCATTGGTATTGAAATACCATAAAGAGATTTTTCTATCTCATCGCTTCGGAATTTATTATGCCAATCCGGCTGCTGATCAGGAAAATCTTTCCAAACTTTGTAAGGAGGAAATTTTGTAAGACCTACATAAATTAAATCAACTTCGCGAATATCTAATTTTTTCCTATAAAGATCAAAAAGAGATTGAGGACGTTGTAAAACTACTGTGTCTTTAATATATGAAAAATTCTTATTACCTGTTAATCTTGAACAAGTTTCTACTATCATATCCACATGACATTCCATGGCAGGTCTTCTTTCGGGAGCAAACATTGTATAGATATGTAAATGTTGTTTTAGATTTTTCATTAAAATATATAATAGTAATGCACTATCTGCCCCACCAGATACACTCACACCTACTGATCTGTCTTCGTATAAGATGATCGGATTACCGTTTACATATATCGTTCGCATTTAATTTCTCAAATTTAAATTTTTATAGATAGCAGGAAATGGATTTTCTAACCACGTTTTTCCTAATTGCCGATTCATAGTTAGTTCAAAAAAAACTTTGAAATCTATCATGCCATCGGCTGTAGTCGCTTCTTGGAATCTTCCTGTGGAATCAATTCCTATCATATCTTTTATTTTAGAACATTCTATATATCTTTCTTCTATGCCGACACAGGAATAAAAATCAAAGGTTTTTATGACATCATTCTTTAAGTAAAAGCAATGAGGATATAATGCTAATTTATAATATCCTTCTGAAATTATATCATTTACAATTTTAAAAATTTGTTCTCGCCAGTCGGAGCAGTAAACTTCTAATGGTTTTTTATGTTTAAACAATACATGATTAATTGTTGTATCCCCCCACTCTAAGAAAATTTTTCGATTGATATAATCAATATCATAAAGAATTGGTGCCCACAAATATCCTTGAAATTTTTGTATGTGAAAACATTCTCTTTCAAAGAAGAAATCAATAACTTCACTCGAAATGTCTTGAGCATTGTCTTTTCTATAGGAACTATTCTCATCCCATAACATACACATGACATTATTTTCAGGATTTACCAAAGGAGTGTACATAACATTAGTACTCCATGTACTACCATCATCTATTACCTTATAAAAATATTTCCAATTAGTAGTATCAATCATATAACATTAACAATAAAATTTTTACCTAAGATATCCGACAGCTGAGAAATTTCATTTTTTTCTATAAGAAGTTCTACAACATTATCATAAATTTTAAAATTTGAAATTTTGCCTGATTTATTAGCTTGATTGAGCCACTTACTAGCTGTTTGATCAAATTCAAATCTTTGGTCGTCTGCTGATAGATCTGAGGTTATTGTTATTCTAATGGGATTTTCTAATTTATTTTTTATAAGTAATTTTCTTACAACTAGTTGTACTCTGTGTATTCTTCCTAAATTAGCAGCACTGTGCAATCTGCCAGCATCCATTTCGTACCAAAATCCATCTTGAAAGATTTTATGTACAACATTGTTTTCTAGATCTATAAAATATGACTCCTCACTTTGTATATTAAGATGATATCTATCATCTATATCAGCATGAGATTGATAACATGTAGCAGGATATAAGACTATTATTCTAGCTTCACCATGAGGATAGGGCAAAGTTTTAAGAATATTATTCCATAAGGTGTTTTTATATTCATCTTTAATCGACCATGAATCGTAAAAAAAATCCCCGTTTGGTTGATTTAATGTTGTTTTATCGTGGAAGATAAAACTTTCATCGGCACCTTCTTTGATTAAATTTAAGTTTACAGAATGACAAAGTTTAACTAGCATAGTGAAAAATATTTATGTACTATTATTATCGTGTAAATATATTATGGAACTTTATCTAGATCCAAATTGGAAAAAAATCGGAATCAGTATCAGCGGTGGTGCAGATAGTGCTCTATTAGCATTTCTAATCTGTTCAAATACAAATGCAGACATACATTTTACTAATCAAATACGTATGTGGAGGACACGACCTTGGCAAGAACATGTAGCAGATACTGTTATCGATTGGTTCAAAAATCGATTTAAAAATAATTTCTATCTTCATAGAAATTTAATACCACCAGAATTAGAGTGGTCCGAAAATGGTCCGACATTTATCGACGAATACGGAAAAATAAAAAGTGGTAATCGAGTAATATTGAGATCTCACAATGAATATGTGGCTCACAGATATAAATTAGATGCATTGTATGGAGGAGTAAATCAAAATCCATCGATCAATATCGAAGGTTCTCTAAAAGATAGAGACGAGGAAAACTCTTATCTATCTCCGTATTTTATACATGATGGGATTCATATTTGTCATCCGTTAGTAAATGTGAAAAAAGACTTTATTATAAAACAATATGTTAAACATGAGATACTCGATCTCCTTGACATTACTCGTAGTTGCGAGGGAGAATTTGAGGATATAAACTATAAAACATACATACCCGGACAAGTTGTTCCAACTTGCGGAAAATGTTTTTGGTGCAAAGAAAGAGAATGGGGCATCGAACATGCAAAGTAAAACATTTTGTATGCATCCGTTTACAGGATTGGCAACAAGAGAAGATGGAGCGATAAAGGTATGTTGCCGTAGTCATCCTATAGGATTCATTCAGAATTCAGATCTAGAAGAAATTTGGAACAATGATACTATCAAACGCATTCGTGAGCAGGTATTAAACAACGAGCGGCCACCAGAATGCGAACCTTGTTTTAATTTAGAGGATCAAGGTGTTGAAAGTCTCCGACAACGGCATATTAGAGGAAACATTCCCGAAGCTAGAATTAACTTATATCCGAAAGCATTAGAAAAATTAGATTCAGATTATTCAATGCCTTTTGAAATTCCAACTATGGAGTTAAAATTGAATAATCTATGTAATTTAAAATGTAGAATGTGTCATCCTATGGACAGTACCAGTTGGAATGATTGGGGAGAGATTAAAGAATTCTACAAAAACGAAAATCACATTATGTTCAAAATGATAGAAGATCATGGACTAGAACAAAAACCATTTTTAGATCAGTTCCAGGATAATCCGGAATGGTGGAAAAAATTAGAAAAGTTGTTACCTTATTTTCGCCGAGTAGAGTTCGCCGGCGGTGAACCTCTTATGGATCCACAGCATTATAAAATTTTAGATATGTTATCTCATTATGGAGATAATATAGAAATTAAATATGCTACCAATTTAACATTGTTAGGAAAAAGCAATAGAACTATTTGGCAATATTGGCCTAAATTTAAAAGTGTAGCAGTAAACGTTAGTATCGACGGCATAGGAGATGTGTATGAATATATTAGAGGAAATGCTCGTTGGTCTGAACTAATACATAATGTTAAACAGATACAACAAATCCCCAACATAAGCAGAATAGTTGGTGCAGTTACTGTTCAAGTTTCTAACATAATGCAACTAGACAAGATCTGCGAATATTTTTTAAATGATTTAGGTATAGTATTTCATACTCATAGAGTAGAATATCCTCGAGTGCTTTCAGCTCAAGTTTTACCGAACGATCTTAGAAAGGTCTGTATAGAAAGATTAAAATCTGTTTCTGAACGTGTACATAAATTTAAATTAGTTTTAGAACATCCTCGATTGATAGAATATACTTTAGGTCAACTGAGAGATAATATAAATTATCTCGAAGCCAGAGATCAAAGTTTTAGATGGCAAGACTGTATAGAGTTCAATCAAAGATTAGATAAGACAAGAAGTCAAAGTTTTATCTCTGTTAATCCTGAGTTTAAACCTTATGTATAAAATCACTTCTGCATGGCCGCATCAAGACCAATTAAAAATAGAATGGAATTTAGGCAAACGTTGTAATTACGATTGTAGTTACTGTCCTGCAGAAATACATGACAACTTTAGTCCGCATACTGATATCAACATTTTAGAAAAAACTGTTGACAGATTGTCTGATCTAGGCAAGCCTCTAAGAATAAGCCTCACAGGAGGGGAGCCTTGCGTTCATCCGGATATAGAAGAGTTATTCGATTATCTCAAGAGAAAAAATATATTTTGGGTAAACATAACAACTAACGGGACGAGGGGATATCGTTGGTATTTAGACAACGAAATGTTTTTTAACCATATTGTTTTTAGTTTACATTTCGAATTTGATTATACAAGAGTAGTAGATACTATTTTAAAATATTACGATTCTACAGAACGTGAGTTTTTAGTCAATGTAATGGCACATCATAATTATATGCCTCAGGTCAAAACTGTTGTTAGTAAATTTAAACAATTAGGTATAAAATTTGCTGTTCGAAGAATTCGATGGACAGAAGGCGACCATAATATATTTGATGATCTAAGATATGAAGGCAAAGACTTAGAATGGATACTACAAGAACATTCTACTGCCAAACCTAATTGCAGAATTAATGATGAAACGATAGTACATGCCAACGATATAATAAAATTACATCTTAATAAATTCAAAGGTTGGCAGTGTAATGCTGGTCTCGAAAGCTTAATGATCAACTGGGATGGAGAAGTACATCGTGCTACTTGTAGAGTAGGCGGTAGCCTAGGAAACATATACCAAGGTACATTCAAAATTCCAACAGAGCCGATAATCTGCACCAGAGATTGGTGCACCTGTGCAGCTGATATTCCATTAACTAAAAATGTTATTAACTAATCTTGATACAAATCGATACAAGAGATTTTTTTCTTTTGGTTGTAGTTTTACTAATTATTTCTGGCCTACGTGGGCTGATATAATTGGTCGACAAATAGATCATTACGAAAATTGGGGGAAGGGTGGAGCCGGGAATCAGTTCATCTTTAACTCACTAATTGAATGTCATAGACGAAATAAGTTTACCAAAGAAGATCTTGTTGTAGTGATGTGGACCAGTTGTAGTAGAGAAGACCGATATGTTAACAACGAGTGGTTAGTGGCCGCTTCAGAAAACAGAGAAGAAATATATGGTAAAGAATGGATGAAAAAGTTTGGTCAACAAAGCAAAGGTTTAATGATAAGAGATTTTGCTGTTATAGATGCGTCTCAAAAACTTTTAGATTCGTTCGGATGCGATTGGTTAAACTTATGTAGTTTGCCTCTGATTAGATTTGATTTTGAAAAAGCAGAACAAGATATTAAAAAAAATTATATAACTCTGGATGAAATAGAAAATAGATGGTGTAAACAACAACTGTCGTTATCAGAAGGAGGATCATATAGAGATCATTATCTAACAGATATAGACGTAGTAGATCTGTACAAAGATATCTTTACAAAAATAAAAAGACCTTTATACGAAATAGTACGTAAAAACAAGCCCAGACCTAATTTTGGAGATCAACATCCTAGCCCCCTAGAGGCCTTATCTTACATAAATGAAGTTGTTGATAATAATTTAGACGTCCTTGAATATTGTAATCATTGGAACGATATAGTTTTCAATATTAAAAATAAATCATCAATACCTGTTAAGTTTTTTAGACCGGCACCTATAAGATTTTAAATTTAGTTGTGTTTATTTCTGGCTGACAAAAACATTTGTTTCTAGTACATGTTGTCGGAATAATTTTAGGATTAAAATTATTCTTAAAATTTTTATCGAATATATTAAATTGATAAGGAAGGTCATAAAGATTTTCTCCACACGCTCCTTGGATAGAACCAGATTTATCAATATATAATGTATCTATTCCGATATTACATTTCCAACCGTCAAAAGAGTTTAAAGAATTTAATGAAATCCAATTATGCGGAACTTTTTTTGTGCTATTATCATTAAATGTGACTGTACTTTTTTTATCTGGAATAGTTTGAGCTTTTAACCACCAGAAGACATTTGGAATTCTTTTTAGTGATTTAGACAAATATTTTTTTTGATCTTCGGTATATCTTATAGAATGATGATGCACTTCTTGAGCATCTATAGGCCAACTTTTATTACTGCCTTTCAAAGTCTCAATTAAATGAACGCACTGATTCCATGCTGTTGGATCCATTAATACTTTTACAGACAAACTCTTGTTTTTACTGTAAAGTAAATCTCCAACTTTTATTATGTGGGCAGGATCAACAAACTGGTGATGACAGCTTATCATCGTGTGATCAAAATTCTGACCATTTTCATCCCACCATTTCAATGTCCTACTCCCATTGGTAGAAATGCTTATCAAAGTGTTATAATTTTCTTTAAAGTATGAAACAAAATCTGTAAGATTCGGCCAAATAGTTGGTTCTCCACCGATAATATGAAAATAAAAACGTTCTTTATTTTGATGTTGTTTATAATAATTTAATAAATGACTTAAATTATCAATTAGAAGATCGTAATCCGGCCAACGATGAGTTCCTTCGTTTGATCCGGGAAAGCAATACCAACATCGATGATTACATACGTTGAACAAGAATAATTCAATTCTTAAATAATTATTCGGTAAATTGGATTCTATTTTAATAATTTCTTTCATAATAAATTGCTTAGTTCCGGAAATGTTATTTTAAAATCTAATTTACGTTGATTATCTAAAGTCGTTATATATTCTCTAAAATCAGGTAATAAATTTGTATGGTCTTCACTGTCCATCCAATCGAGAATTCCTTCCCAGCGTTTCCAACCATATGAATTTACTTCCCAGAAGTCTTCATCTTTGGTATAATTATGCCAAAGCCATTCTTTTAATTCGTTGAATAAATTTCGAATTTCTTCTTTATGTTCTTTTGGCAAAACTTTCAAACTTAGCCAGGTCGGAATCCATACGAGATGTGCGCTGAACAATCCTCCGCTATGTATCTCTCCTACTATGTTTTGATTAAGATTAATTTTCTTAAAATTTTGTGAAATCTTCCATTTTATAAAATCAGGTATATGTTTGATATTCAACAATTGAACTGCACATGCGATTGTTGTTTCGATGTTTTCTGGAGCATTGTCAAGCAAATGCAAATTTTTTACTACGGTTTCCCAATCGGTCGGATATCGAATATAATGCAATCTATCCCCCATACCATCTATGCTGAATCCAAATTTCACTTTTTTAAAATTTTTCCATAGATTTATTGTATTCTCATCTAGAAGTAATCCGTTGCTATTATATCTAAGTTCGATATCTTTTGCATATCCCTGTTTTATTATTTCTTCCAAGAATCTCCTGTGTTCTTTAATCATTAGAGGTTCACCACCTGCAAAATAAATTTGTTTTATGTTAGGAATTTGTTCATAAATTTCTTTCCAAAAATTTAAATTCTCATGCCACAGATTATTAAATTTGTCTTGCTGCCAGCTCAATTGTTTTTTGATTAAAGAACTATTGAATAAAGGATAAATCTTTTTATGATCCTCTACCCATTTGCTGCTGTCATGCGGACTACACATAACACATTTTAAATTACAGGTATGACCTAATCTTAAATCAATATAATGTAATTTATAAGGAACCCTACCGTCTAGGTCTGTCTGGGCAATTAATGATGGAATATCTATGCCTTGCTTATGCCATACGCCAGTTTCCCAAATACGTTTACTTACAACTCCGTTTTGTTCTTCTTCGAAACATTTTTTACAACTTAAAGGAATTTTTCCTTCTAACATCGTTTGTCTAACATTTCGCATGTATTCGCTGTTAAATGATTCCGATGGCGAATCTTTAGAAAAATTTGCAGATTCTCCAGTTTCTGTTTTTACAAGACCTACATTATAATTTCCATCTTTGGCACCACTGGCATTTGCAACACAACATATTCGCATATCTCCATTCGGTCTAGTAGCCAAATGTATCCATGGAAGAACACAGAAGCTAGGGCTTCCACTAATGTCTTCTATTTGTTTTTGCCAACTACCTAACTGTGATTCTTGAGATTGCATCCAGAATATTTTATTCATTGAATTGATCTAATTTTAAAAATTGGTCTTTGCTTTTGCTTATTTGATGATTTTTAAAAACTCCACAGGTTCTCGAACATGCCCTGAGCGGACTATTTTCAAAAGAATCTATCCATAGTGTTTGCCACTGATCGCTGTCGACAATCTCTTCTATAGTTTTATTTTGCAAATTAAAATTCTCTAGTCCTCCAAACTTATCTATAAATTCAAAAAACGTTTGGCGACTATCTTCTTGAAATGAATGAACTAGCTGATCGGATTTTGTATAAATGTAAGGAACTGCGCCTACAAAACAGCAGGGCCATAAATACCCATTAGCATCGATGAAAATACTCTTTGTTTTTTCTACATCGCAATTTATTTTTACTTCGCTGAAAATTTTTCTATAATTTTCTACAGTTTTTTTATCAATAAAAGCTAATTTATGAACCGTAGGCATTTCTAATTTATGTGAAACTTTTCCTTCTTTGTTATAAACTTCATAATAAGGGGTTCCAATAAATCTACTTGTTTGTTTTTCAAAGAAACTATCGAATCCGAGAGTTTTTGCTAATTTTTTACATTCTTCTAATTGATGTTCATTGTGCTTAAATGTAATAAAAACCCATCGTGCATTTCCCCCTGCTTCGATAAATGATTTTGAATTATCGATAATTTTGTTCCAGTCAGTTCCGATTCTGTAAAGGGAATGCGTATCGGCTAGGCCATCTAACGCAAAATGCACTAAATGATTAGTCGGTAATGCAAGTGCAAGGTCTTTCCACCATTTTGTTGACCTAGCTCCGCCATTTGTATGGATATCAATTTTTATTTTTGGAGATACTTTTTTAATATATTCTGTTATAGGTATAAGATCTTGGTTAAGTATAGGATCTCCAAAATTTCCGCACATAGAAATCTGATGCAATTGAGATAACAAATCAGGTGAAACTATTTTTTTAAAAAAATCTAAATCAACATCTTTTACCTTCAAAATAGGATTAGGCAACCCTCCATGATGATTTCTCGCACACATAGGACAACTTGCCTGACAATTAGAGGATAGCTCAAGATGTAATTCTTTTAAATCTTCGTATCGATACATTATACTTTACCTATGATCATGAATCTTTTATATAAAGATAATTCTAATTCTCTCGACCAAAGAACTTGGATATTAGATTGTTTTATAAATTCTTCTAGAGAACCGGCTGTCCTCACATGTTCTGGTATGTTATAGTTGTTGCTTTGTAAAACAATTATACTGTTTTGAGGTTGGCCACTGAGCCATAGATCGTATTGATCCTGCGTAATATGTTCGCAACTGGTATTGATAATGATATCAGCATCACTTCGCATAATACACATGTCTGCGGTTACTGCTCTAAAACGACCTCCCATTTCTTCTTTCTTATTCATCATAGTTGCTATAGATTCACAGTCTGGATCTATATCAATGCTACGAATATTACTGATAGGAATATCGCTTTGGAACAACATACTGGCCAACACTCCTACCCATCCGCCGTGTACGTCGACACTTAATGGAAAGTCTAAAACTTTGTTTATTTCAGTATAGATATAATATTCTAAGTTTTCAATTAACCATTCTTTGCTTTGTATTTGTCCTCGCCAGAATGCATCAAGGGTACGCATAGGATCCTTGCTTTCACGAATAGCACACATCCAATAATGTAAATGTTCTGTATCAATTTGCATGAATAGGTATAATCTTTTTACTGTTGTTAATCTTTCTCTTCGGCATGACAGTTTCAACACTGCAAACACAAGAAGTTTGACTACATATCGCTGGTTTAATAGAGGGATTAAATTTTTTTGTAAAGTCTATATCATAAAGATTGTATGAGAAGTCATTTCCATATAAAACTTGATTACAACTTCCTTGTATGTTACCTTCTTTTGATACATTGACCCAATGAACACCTACACTACATTCCCATCCATAAAAATTATTCAACTTTTTTAGTAGGATTTCGTTGTCCTTAAACTTATGTTTTTTATTATTTAAATCAGTTACCACTACAGAACTTCTATAATATTTGTTATTTTTCCAAAAGAAAAACGGATTTACTTTACGTGCTCTATGTTTAGATAAAATTTTCTTTTGTTCTTCTGTATAATCTACAGTATTGTCGATAATTTCAACATACCTAATAGTCCATCTACGTCTACTACCTTTTAAGTATTCAACCAATTCTAAACACTTGTCCCATTCACGGGGATCCATCATTACTGATACACTTACTACAATATTTTTCTCATACAAATGATCACATAGATTTCTAAATTCTTCCTTGTCGACAAATTCATGATGGCAACTCATATGCACTCGATCAAAATACTTTGCGTTCTGTTCCCACCAGTCTAATTTCTTAGAACCGTTAGATGTCATAGATATTAAACAATTAAATTCTTCTTTAAGAAACTTTATAAACTCTGGTAATTTAGGCCAATGCGTAGGTTCACCGCCACAAAAATGAACATCGAATACTTTTTTATCTGTATAAGTTTTATAATAATTTATAAAATGAGAAATATTTTGTTTTATTACATCTATATCAGGAAATTTATGAGTACCTACATTTGACCCTGGCCAACAATACCAACATTTGTAATTACAGTAATTGCCGAGATTTATGTCAATGTTTAATACTTCTTCTCGCCAATTATTCTTTATTTCGATTATATCCATATTGTACCATTTTAATATTTAATCTTGTCTTATCTCCTGGATAGTCGGTAATGATATCAGTTAGAGTATTTGCAAATAACTCATTTCCTTTTAAGGTATAATGATTACCTGACGGTTTTTTAAAATTTAAAAAATATTTTTCCTGTTCTTCTGCATATGTGTATAAAGGTATACCAATAGTAACTCCTTTATCAAAAGTATAATTAGAATAATCCCCATCAAACCCAAAAAAATGTACAATCTTTTCTATACTATATTTTTTAACTATATCGTCTAGTTCCTTAAACCATTGATGTACTGCCCAATTATAAAAATCAAATGACATTAGATGTTTGTAATATTGAAATGCAGCTTGATGCACTTCATCGGGCATCTTATATTCTTTATCGTTTACATTAATTAACCTAGTTTCGACACTTCGAAAATTAAGACCTACATCGTTATCATTCGGAATTCGATATGGTTCTGTATGACATACTATCAGTATTTTGGGTATGCTAATTTCCAATTCTTTTAAAATAATTTTCCTGTAAGACCACCAAGATCCGCCCGGCATTCCTTTGCCTCTCGGTTGTCTTTTTGAATTAAATGTCTCTCCTGTTAAATTACTAACTAGAATTTGAGGCCAGTGATATTTCTTGTTTCTGTCTGAACAAAAACTATCTCCGACTATTAATATATCATTCCAATTATACATGCTTATACTTTACATCCGTCTAAATTTATTTCTAATCGCACTTAGCTCGATCTCTTAAGAAATGTTTTACAACTCCGTAAGGTTTATGATACGGAATATCGTTGCTTATATTTAAAAACTCTAAAATCTGTTTGGCAAATGCTTGATTGCATTCTATACCCGGATGACATTTATCAAGAGCATAAGGATAAAATTCACTTAATCTAATAATATAAACAGGAATATGTCTAACTGTGTCATTTGACAATGTTAATATTGTGTTTATAGAATCTTTAACAATTAAATTATATGTTTGTATATTTTTAGATTTTAAAAACACGTTAGCATGGTTAACAAATAATTTTGACATTAGATTAGCATCAAAAACATCATAAAAATCTTTGTAGTACTCGCAATCAGATCTTACATTAATATCAATGACGCGATCTTGTTTTATAATTGCACTTCGATCTGGGTACGACCATAAAATAAAAACAGTATCTGTTTCAATAAAATTAAAATTAAGTATAGTATTCCAGATTCGTTTATTACTAGATCCCGGACTAGCCATGTTTATACAATGTCTATTCATATATTTTGCAAGAATAGTAGGCCATCCTAATTGACTAGGAGTAGGACACGGGTTAACACAATCAGGAAGACCTTGTCCATATGTCAACGAGCATCCAAAAGTTATCAATCTTTCCATTTTGGTATCTTACTGTCTGCTGAACTAACACATGTTGGGGTGATACAAATTTTTGATTCTTTAAAAAGTTCAAAATTAGTTATAGTACCTAATGATATATCTTGACAACTATACGATCTTTTAACTTCACTACCTCTTATTATGATACTTTGATATCCTGAATTGCAATTCCATCCGGTGAATTTGTTAAATCCGTAAGCATTAAATCGTTCAGCTTGATCAATTAAATATTCTTTTTCGTTTTTATCGTAAAGAGATATCTGATACACATCTTCACCGTTCGTTTGTTGAGGAAATCCGGTTTTCATCAGTCTGGTCATCTCATCGGTATAACCATCTACTACACAACTTGCAGTAGGATCACTCTGCGGTTTTAAAGTCACATTGATTCCTCTTCGATATAATCGTTCGCAACGTTCGTATAATTCGTAAAATTTTTCCGGTACCATTACTTGATTAACTGTTAAGAAAACATTTTCATAAATTAACTGTAAACATTTATCTCCAAATTCTTGTTCTTTAGCATGTTCTGCATGATAACTAGCAGTTATACTACGGCGTTGTAAATCTTTAGTAATACTACACCAAGATCCCCACCATTTCGACCCTGGACTAAGGTTCGTAGTCATATGAACACTTTGGTATGGGGTTGTTGGACCATCATCTAAATATTGTATTAGATGTAAGAGATCTTTATAAGCAGTAGGTTCTCCGCCGCTAAAACTCCAATGAAACTCCATGAAATCATTTTGCCTAGCCTGACGTTTAATTTCATCTATGGTGCGTTTATAAACTGCAAGTTCTTGATGGTCAAGTTCATCGCTTCGAGCATAAGGCCAACAATAAGAACAATTATAATTACAGAATCTTCCCAATATCCAGCTTACAGAAAACAAAGGACGAGACAACATAGTTCGTTGTCCAAATTTAACAATATGTTGAAAAGGAATTTTTTGAAAATCGTGCGTCATAAACTGCTAATATTTAACCTATAAAAGGTTGCTTTAAAGATTTTAAGGTTATATAATATACTTGTGGTCGTGAGTGGAATTGGCAGACCTCCGGTCCGTTGCGAAACGCACTTGGGTTATGGGGCGCCGTCTTAGACACAGCCTTTGTAGGTTCGAATCCTACCGACCACACCATATTCTATGATAAGTAGAATACTACTAACAAAAGGAAAACATTATGTCAAATACAGTAGAACAATTAAAAGCAGCGTTTGAAGAATTCTTAGCTGAAGATTCAAAATTTTCTTCGGGAAATAATGCAGCAGGTACACGTAGTCGTAAAGCATTACAGGAAGTAGCCAAACTTGTCAAGGCTCGTCGCAATGAAATCACCGAAGAAAAAAACGCTCGCAAAGAAGCCAAAGCCTCAACAAAGGGCTGATATGGATGACAAGGACCTACTGACCTTCGGTGGTACAGACAGCATTACGGTTACTGACACTATTACTCTTGACCTAGACTTTGGTGCTGCCCAACCAGCTTTAACTACTATAGGGTTCGATACTATTAGTTTAGATGATATAGTCAATACATCATCGACCATAACATTGCCTTCTTCCTCAACGTACACAATTAATACCGGAGGTAGTAGTTCTATAGGTGGAGGAGTATACACTACTTCTGGTACAGGTTATACTTGGAATCAAAGCTATGCCCCTACAGTTAATATTGACAACGATGGTGTCAATATTAAAGATGGTGGTGATCTTAAGATAGGCAATAAAAGTCTCAAAGAGTTTATGACCAAGATGGAAGAACGTTTGTCCATTTTGGTCCCGGATCCAGAAAGACTAGAAAAGTTTGAAGCACTGAAAAAAGCCTACGAACACTACAAAACTATGGAAGCACTGTGTTTTCCAGACGAGAAAGACAAGAAAGAATGAATGTTAAACTGGTATCCTATTCACAACCAACAGCGGAATTTGCAGATATGGGAATCGCAGATGCGCAGGAACTCATTGCGTATTGCGCCCGTGTCAGCAACCCATCAAACCAATTCAATACAGAGACATCAGAGAAGCTTATACGATATCTTGTTAAACACGCACACTGGAGTCCCCTTGAAATGGTTTCAGCCTGTGTTGAAATTACCACAACAAGAGATATTGCTAGACAGATCCTTAGACACAGATCATTCTCCTTCCAAGAGTTCAGTCAGCGATATGCTGACCCTACTAAAGATCTCTCGTTCGTACTGCGAGAAGCACGACTCCAAGATCCAAAGAACAGACAGAACAGCGTCCCTTTGGACGGTACACTCGGCCATGCAATCGTACAAGACGAATGGGAACGCAGACAAAAAGAGCTTATCTCAATGGCCAGACAAACCTATGAATGGGCTATCAATAAAGGCATAGCCAAAGAACAGGCTCGTGCTGTACTACCAGAAGGTCTAATCGAAAGCAAACTTTATATGAACGGTACTCTGCGTTCATGGGTTCATTTTATTGAATTGCGTTCCGGCAATGGTACACAGAAAGAACATCAGTTAGTGGCGCTGGCCTGTGCTAAAGCTATCTCTGCTATTTTTCCTATGACCGAAAGTTTAATACAAAATGCATGATGAACTGTATATGTTCTGCAAGAATTACGAAGTGCAGATACTAAACGATCAGAAACGCAGGGCAAGATATCACCCTCCCCGTTTTTTTACAGATCCAGAACGTGCTGATCTTATTCGTAATGATGTCGTAGAGTATGAAACTGAAAAAGTCATCACTATGGATATTCCAGAAAGCAGACTACGTGCATTGATTGAAATGGAAAGACGCTTCTTCAAATGGCAGAATCACAACAGAGGCGAAATAGATATGTTCCAAACACTAATGGACAAAGAGCGAGAAGAAGCACACTATCGTCATACCAATCCTGCCGTCCAAAAAGCCTATGAGCAGTATTCAATCATGCTCAATCTAGCTGGCTACCAAAGAAAATTTTGATTCATTTTGATATAATCATTGACAGGTTTTGACAGAGATCGTATAATTAAGTTGTTCGACAGAAAGAAATTATATGAGAAACTATTGGACTTGCTCAAAATTTGCGGATTGGATCCGCGGTACTACCAAAATCAAATGTGGTACAGGTAAAGAATGGCGTGAATGGGAAGAGGCTGCTAAGGCCCGATATCCCGTTCGTTGGTGGATTGCAGAAGAGGGTTTAGATAAACTGCAAGACGTTTGGTGCTATATTCCTGAAAGGATCAACGATGTACGCTATTATGTCAACAATCGCTGGATCACTAAGGCCCACGCTCTCACTGCTCACCCAAATGATATTCCTCGTGGCGAGTGGCGTGATGTTGGCAACCGTTTTCTTCCATGTCTTTTTAACGAACTTGTGGATTTTGTTGAAGTAGAGCAGGCCTGGCATCACTGTGTTTGGGATGATGAAGCTCGTAAAAAATATAATTATCCTTGGTGGCGTCGTTGGTATCGCAACTGGCGCTGTCCAGAAGCTGGTATCGCCTATCTACATTGGGCCATGACCCTAACCAACGAGGAGTTTTTGGATGAAGATCAAAAACACCTAGCCGAACCAACCTATCAGGCCAAAGCTGCTCGAGAAATCCTAGAGCTTTACACCTGGTGGAAAGAAGTCTACCCAAAGCGTCCTGATGTATACGATGCCAGCGGGTGGAGTGCTTACTGTGATATGCGTCGTGAGAAAGGTTATCATCTTCTTGATATGGAGGAAAAAACTCCTGAAGAAGCAGAAATGCGGGATACTGCCTTAGCCAAAAGTAATGAAATAGAAGCAGCATACAATAAAGAAGATGAAGAAATGATGATCCGTCTTATAAAAATCCGTGAATCACTTTGGACCTAATATGGCTATAATTGATAAGAACGCTAAAAGCACAGACGAGCTGTATTCAAAATATTTACAATTTACAGGTCTTATGCTTGAAGAATACGATGCGATAGAAATAGCAGCTATTATGGCTGTTCAGGCTCTTAGTTTATATCGTACTTGCATGTCTGAGGAAGATTATCAACGTATGGTTAAAAGTATATACGATCAAAGAGATCAAGTTCAAACTTTTGAATAATATGGAAACACAAACACCAGCAGAAGGCATACTCAAGAAAAACGATTGGGGTGATGCGAAAATGTATCATGTGGTCTGCGATTGCGGAGCAGACGATCACACTCAAGATCTCTGGATCGAAGCCGAAGACATAGGAATAACTGTAATTATCTATGCTACTGTAAAATCTCCTTGGTGGTCTATGAATCGTTTTAAACAAATTTGGAAATTACTTACAGATGGTTATTTAGAACAACAAACTGTGCTAACCATGAATGAACAAACTGCTTTTAATTATTCAGAAACATTAAAGAAAGCTATTCAAGATGTCCGACAATTCAGAGAAGACCGTGTCAAAAAGTCCTGATCGACATACCTTCCAAAAGGAAGGATACGTCAAACGGCAGGAAGAAAAGGGCGAACCCATCAACGAAGACTATCTAGATTATTTCGAAAAGATAATCGAAGAATCTAATCATAAGTTTGACGATCCCCAAAGCAGAATCCGTAATATGGAGTACGATCTCCTAACCACTGATTGGATTCTGGAAAAAGTTCGAGCCAACGAAGCCTATGCCCAAAACTTATATGCGGCCATGTGTAATAATGGTTTTATTCGTTTAGAAGTTATCCCCGTTCTTTTAGAAGAAGAATGGTCATGCTCTTGGCGTTATGCCGGAGGTATAATCGCAGACATGAGACAAGAAGGCGACTACATTGATTGGTACTGTTCTGGTATTCGAGATATATCGCACGATGAAGAAGAAAACAAAGTCTGGGGCAATAGACAGTATGTATCAGAAGGCATGATAACTGACGAGATCCGGACAGATCTCCAGAGTCTTGGTTGGGCAGTGGCGCCTGATGGAGATTGGACTAAATTTGAATAACTTAATAGGAGAAAAGTGAAAGAAAATGACCTGGGAACTGTATGAGGTCTGGACCGAAGATGAAGACGGTCATCAAGAATTAATTGATACAACCAAAAGCAAAAAGGAAGCAGAGGATATCGCTCAAAGAACTTTGATAGAAGGTGCTTATTTGGTTTTGGTTATGAAAGAAACCCAAGACGGTGAAATAGAAGAAATAGACCGATTGACATTGGGTTAATTTGGTGTTATAATATATACACTGTAAACAATAGGAGCAATAAATGGCTAAGTCTGCAATTAAGACTCGTGTTTCCAAAAAACACGTAGCAGAACATCGATCAAATTCTAAACGAGATCTTAGTCCAAAATGGGATGGACATGAAACGATGTCCACCGACGATTTTTATATGCACTTTCGTCGTTCTATGAATTACTATCGAGTAGAGTTCAGTGGACGCGATCTCAAACCGAAAGTCATTAATTGGATGGGTGCTAACGGTTATACCAAAGACCAAATCAAAGCATTTAAAGATACCAAAGACTTTCGCTGTAATGGAACTATGGGCGCGATCGCAGCTAATCTTTTGCGTGGAATGCCTGTCGTTCGTAAAGATTTTAACGAAGGTCGTAGCACTGAAAAATGGCTTCGTGAATCAATTGACAAAATTATATTAGAAGGCAAAGACGATTACGAGCCCGAAGTAGTTGAAGATAAAGCTGCCGTTCCTGTAATGTCGATCCAGGATCGAGTCCGTGAAGCCACCTTTGCAATGACTGAAGAACTAGAAGAAACTATTGAGTCATTCAGCCAAGATCCGGAAGCATTTGATCCTAAATCGTTCAAAGTTCTTAATCTCCTGCGAGGGAAACAGACCAAAGCTGCTCACGCTCGTATTATCAAAGATTACTACCAACGACAATATAATGAATATATTGAGCTACAAGAAGGTAAATGCGAACAGCTCAAAGAAGCTTATCGTCATCTAAGCAAGGCTCAGATAAAGAAAATCGTAGCGTTTTATCAAGAAATCCTCTCAGCCTGCGATATGCTGATGCAGGAAGCTAAGGTCAATCGTAAGCCTCGTGCTAAAAAGTCTAAACCTGTTGAGAAGATCGTTGAAAAACTAAAGTATCTTAAACAAGATGATAAACTTAAACTTGTTTCTATCAATCCAACTGATATCGTAGGCTGTAAAGAATTATGGGTTTTTAATATTAAAACACGTAAATTAGGTAGATATTCTGCATCAGAGTTTGGAGAAATAAGTATTAAAGGAACATCCATCACTGGCTTTGATGATATCCGATCTGTACAAAAGACTTTGCGTAAACCGGAAGATCAGTTAAAAGAATTTAAAAATGCCGGTAAAGTAGCATTGCGGAAGTTCTTAGAAGATATTAAAGCTGTAGATATCAAACTAAATGGACGTATTAATGAAGATACAATACTGTTAAAAACTCAGTAAATAGTAAAGTAGATCCTAAAAAGCGGGCTACGGCCCGCTTTTTTATTGGCAGATAAATATAATACTATGAGCAATAATCACATCGATCGAGCATTAGCAGCGTTAGGCGACGCTATAAAAGCGATAGAATCTAACACCGTTATAGATTATAAAGAACTTTCTAGAAAATTTCCATTGAAATCTCTAAGTGGAGATCATATAGTTGGAGGTAAAATCCAGAACTTTTCTAGTTCAGGTATTACAGATAATTCAAATAAAACACAACTTACTATTAATAATGATGGTGTTCATATTGCTACACTAACTGTAGATAAAATAGATAATCTAAGTGTAAGCGGCACTCTAAAAACAAAGATATTAGAAGTTGATGAAATCAAAGCAGATATAAAATTTGAGAAAAATGTTCCTATAGTATTCTCGGCCGATGATTTAGATGGTAAAGGTTTGCTTTGGGCTGGCAAGGGATTTACAAAACAATTTGTATTTTCATCTAACCCTGACAGATTTTTTATGTCAGAAAATTTAGAATTTGCCAAAGGCAAAAGCATCACAGTTAATAATGTTAAATTAATAGATGAAAAATCAATAGGTCCTAGTATAACCAAAAGTAATTTGCAAGAATTAGGAAGATTAAAAGGTTTAATCGTTGATGGCTCTATGGTTATAGATCAATACATAGTTTATAGCAGTGATACAAATAGATTAGGATTAGGTATAGAAGAACCTAATAGTGCTCTTAGTGTTGCTGAAGACGGTATAGAAATAGTCATAGGCACTAGAGATCATGTAAAAGGATATGTAGGTACATATGCGAGCAACGATTTTGATATCGTTACAGATAACACATCCAGATTATCTATAACTTCGGGCGGTAATATTACTTTAGGCAACCCTAAAATTGCTCCTGTAAAAGTTTCAGTTCATGGAAGACTATCAGTTAGAGTATCTACTCCGGATCCAGAAGTTGATTTACATGTGAATGGGTCTGTAAAATTCAATAACAAATTACAAACCGTAGGTAATCATTCCCCTACAGCTGGATCATACAATCCGGGAGACATAGTTTGGAATTCAGATCCAAAAATAAATCAATATGTTGGTTGGATATGTGTACAAGCTGGTAGTCCAGGAATATGGGAACCATTTGGAAAAATTGGAAATTCTTAATTATGACAGACAAAGCAAAACTAGAAACGTTGGCCAATCTTCTTAAAGAAATATTATCAGAGGGTCAAACTATAGATTCTGCAGAATTTCCTTACGTTATTATCAAAGGAGATATTGAGGGCAAGGGTATTCTATGGTCTGGACAAGGACATAACAAGCAATTTATTTTTGCAAATGACCCGGATAGATTCTTCATATCTGAAAATATTGATTTAAACAAAGGTAAATGTATATCTATCAATAACATTAAACTCATAGACGAAAAAGAATTAGGATCATCAATAACTAAAAGTAATTTACGAGAAGTTGGTAGACTTAAAGGTCTGATTGTAGACGGAGGTTTGAGCGTTAATCAATATCTTGTTTACGATGCCAATACAGATAGATTAGGTATAGGCACTGATCAACCAAAAGCATCTCTAAGTATAGTAGATCAAAATATAGAATTATTATTGGGTTCGTCTGAACCCAATGTAGCAGTAATAGGATCATATAATTTTGTAGATTTAGATCTTGTCACTGATAATACTCCTAGAATCAAAATCCAAGCAGGCGGAAATATAGTTTTAGGAAATGCATCGGCCGGTGATATAAAAGTTACGGTGCTAGGAAAACTAGGTGTAAATGTATCTAATCCCGATCCACGAAGTGCATTACATGTTAATGGTGCTATTAAATTTAATGACAAATTGCATCTAAATGGTAGAGAACCGCCTACGAGTGGTGCATTTAATGAGGGAGATATTGTTTGGAACACTGATCCGCAACCAAACAAGTTCGTTGGTTGGGTATGTACTAAATCTGGAAATCCTGGTTTGTGGAATGGATTCGGAAGAATTGAATAATGCAGCATGTGTTGGTAGTAGGAAACGGAGAAAGTAGAAAAAATCTAAATATAAAAAACTTTACTCAAGACACCATAATAGGTTGCAATGCTTTACATAGAGACATAATTGTCGACCATTTAGTATGCTGCGATAGAAGAATGGTAGCAGAAGCTTTAGAAAATCCTCAAACAAAAAATACCAAAATATATGTAAGACACCATTGGTATCATTTTTTTAGAAAAATACAGAAGAATAAAAATATCAATCATCTTCCGCAAATACCGTATCAAGGAGAATATAAAAGAGATGATCCCGAACATTGGGGTAGTGGACCTTATGCAGTTCTGCTGGCTGCAACATTAGGGTTCCCAAATATCGAAATGATAGGATTTGATTTATATTCTATAGATCATTCTGTGAATAACATATACAAAAATAGTTCTAATTATTCTAGAGAAAATTCACAACCTGTCGATCCTTGTTATTGGATATATCAAATATCGCAGATTTTTAAATATTATCCGGATTCGAAATTCATATTACGAAACCACTCGGCCTGGCAAATGCCGAAAGAATGGATAAAAAATAACGTAGAGTTTATTGCGTTATAAATATTCTAGTAGTATAATATCTACATAGAGGCCTTAAATGACGCTCACCCCTCTCTAAATACTCTGCGTGTCATCAAACTTACTCGCTTATTTGTACAGGAGGCAAGAGATGGCGAAATTCTATTCAACAAAAACTTACGGTAACGACAGAGGATTGTCCTGCTGTTTTAGGCAGTGGCGTGCCACACATAGCCATTGTTCAACCTTACATGGTTATTCGATCGGAATCAAACTGATTTTTGAGTGTGATACACTAGATGATAAAAACTGGTGTATGGACTTTGGCGGTCTCAAAGAATTCAAAGCATGGGCCGATCATATGTTCGATCATACTTTGGTCATAGCAGAAGATGATCCAATGCTGGATCGATTCAAAGCAATGAGCGGTTGGAGTTCAAACCCAGAACATGACAACAATCCAGAACGTGTACAGATAGAACCATATCGCAGATCGGGTGTCTGTGATCTACGTATTGTTCCGGGAGTGGGCTGTGAGATGTTTGCTAAGATGTGTTTTGACAAAATGGCAGAACTACTAGCATCAGGAAATATGCGTTATCCGATCAATCCCAGTGTGCGTATTAAATCTGTGGAAGTGTTTGAACATGGTGCTAACTCAGCAATATATGAAGGATAATATGTACTCATAAATAATTCTATGCGTACATTTAATATCAATCAAATTAAGGTCAGCAATGAGAATAAATTTTTTCTCATTGCTGGTCCATGTCAAATAGAATCTCTAGATCATGCTCACGAAACTGCTGGTCAAATAAAAGAAATCTGCGATATACTAGATATAGATTTAATTTACAAAAGTAGTTTTGACAAGGCAAATAGATCTAGTATCAATACTAAGAGAGGATGTGGTCTTGAAAAAGGACTTAAAATTCTATCTAGTATCAAGCAATCTATAGGGGTGCCCGTACTTACAGATATTCACGAAACATGGCAGGCCGAATTGGTTGCCAGTGCAGGTATAGATGTTTTGCAGATTCCCGCATTTCTCTGCAGACAAACAGATTTATTATTAGCGGCCGGTGCCACAGGCAAAGCGGTCAATGTTAAGAAAGGACAATTCTTAGCACCTCACGATATGAAAAATGTCGCAGAAAAAATTGCATCCACAGGCAACGAACGTGTGATGCTCTGTGAAAGAGGATATACTCATGGATACAATAATCTTGTGGTCGACATGCGTAGTCTACCTATTATGGCACGCTCTGGTTATCCCGTGGTCTTTGATGCAACACATTCTGTGCAGCAACCTGGAGGTATGGGAACAACGTCAGGTGGAGATCGCGAAATGGTGCCCTACTTGGCGAGAGCTGCTGTAGCCACAGGCTGTGTAGCCGGAATATTTATGGAAGTCCATGAAGACCCCGATTCAGCTCCCAGCGATGGACCTAATATGATTAAAATTAACAACCTTAGATCCGTTTTAGAAGATTTGGTAGCTATAGATGGAATTGTCAAAAGAAGAACGTAAGCGTCTCAAACAAGAGGCCAAAGCCGCTAAATTAAATCGTTTGGCGGAAAGGGAAACAAATCCCATTGCCGGAAACTTAACGGTACTGTGTGTTAGATTTGGTCAAAAATATGGAAGAGAATATGTAGAAAAGTTAAGGAATATGGTAGACAGACATCTTACTATTCCTTATGAATTTGTTTGCTTAACAGACGACCAGCATTCTATTTCGGGAGTTAGAAGCATACATCAAGCCAATGCCAATTATCAAAAAGGTTGGTGGCACAAGGTACATATGTTTGATCCAAAATTACCATTGTCAGGAAGAATTTTGTATTTTGATCTCGATGTAGTCATTCATAACAACATAGATAAACTTGCTTCATTTCAAATAGATCATTTTATAGGTATACATGATTTTAATAGAAAATTTCATCCCACGTGGAAGTATTTGAATAGTTCTGTGTTAGCATGGACTCATGGTACACAGAATCATATATACGATCAATTTAAAGAAAAGCCAACAGAAGCTATGCGAATGCAGGGAGATCAAGATTGGATATGGAAGCTATCTGCAAATCGAATAAAGTTTTGGCCTAGAGAATGGATTCAAAGTTATAAATGGGAAATTCGCAGTCGAGAAGAATTACATCTAATAAACGGAAAAAGACAATTCAAAGAAGTAAAAGACAAAGTAAATGTGCCTACAGATTGTTCGGTGATCGTTTTTCATGGTGAACCAAATCCTTGCGAAGTTAAGGACAAATTTGTCATTGACAATTGGTGCTAATTCTTGTATAATAAAAGTATGACTAAACGTATAGGCTTCGCTTGCAAATGGATCGACCGTCCCGATCAGGTCGATGGGATTAAATCCAAAGACGACTGTAAAAAATACAATACAGGTTCTACTACCGTAGCTTGGTTAAATAGACAGACTAAGGAAGTGGCCGTAGAAAAGCTCTGGACATTAATGGAGCAAAATATCGAATCGTGCCGCTTACTTGTAGAACGAGTAGGAGCATTAGATGAAAATCTTAGAATGGTACGACTCAGTAGCGATATTCTTCCTGTATACACTGAGCCTAATTGGAGCTGGTTTTGGAGGACTGCTGACGTCAGAGCTGAAGCAGAAAAAAGATTTAGACAAGTCGGAGGTTTGGCTCGCTCGCGTAATGTTCGGCTCAGTTTTCATCCTGGGCAGTTTTGCGTGTTGGCATCTGATAACCCTGATATTGTCAACAGAAGTATAGAGGAATTTGAATATCATGTGGACATGGCTCGCTGGATGGGATATGGTCAAACGTTTCAAGACTTTAAGATCAATGTTCACATCGCAGGCAGACAAGGCCCAATGGGAATCGTTGCTGCGCTGGCTCGCATGACTCCCGAAGCCCGCAACACATTAACCATCGAGAACGACGAAATTTCATGGGGCACTGATGCTAGTCTGGAACTGATAGAGCACTGTGCTCTGGTATTAGACATACACCATCATTGGATACACACAGGAGAATATATTGAAGCGACTGATGACCGTGTTAAAAGGATTATTGACAGTTGGCGCGGTGTGCGTCCTGTCATACATTATAGTGTTTCACGGAAAGAGCATCTTACTAATCATTCCGGATACCAACGCCCCGATCTTCGGACGCTATTAGAAAGCGGACACAAAAAAGCAAAACTCAGAGCACATTCTAATTACTACTGGAACACAGCAGTGAATGAATGGGCACTGAGTCATTGGGAATGGGCCGATATCATGGCAGAAAGTAAAGCAAAAAATCTTGCTTCGTTTGCGTTATACGAAGAAGCTAAAAGATTAGGCCTTTGATTTTGGCTTGCGACCTGTTGCTTTCTTAACAGTTTCTTTGGCCTTGGTAGCTGCTTTTTTAGCACCTGCCTTGGCTTTTTCTTTAACTGCTACAGCATCGGCAGCATCAACCTTACCGTCCTTGTTGACATCTGCGGTTTCTTGCACACCACAGACTACATTTTGGACAGCAGCCTTAACATCAGCAGAGTCTACTTTACCATCATTGTTTACATCTAGTCCTTTAGAACTACGATTATAATAAATGAAAGCACCAATTACCACTGCTGCGATTGCTAAAAGTACGATTTCCATAGGTTTTTCTCCTTGTGGTTTATTTATACGGTAAATACTGATATGCTACATTTTATAAAAAGTTTAACTGAAAACACAGATCGTAGAGAAATCTATCAGGACAAATTAAAGTTCGCTAAAACCGAATTAGAGCCTGTGATGAGCGAAGCTACCATCAAATATCATTATGATGGACTAGCAGCAAAATACTCAGAGAGATACAATAAGGGAGAAGGTGATGCAGATTTTAACTATGGTGGCGCTGTTCTACACAATCTATTTTTTAGCAATTTGGCCCCTCCCAGAGCTGCGAACAAACCCGAGGGGCTCAGTAAGACTGTAATAGATGATGTTTACCAAAGTTTTGATAAGTTTAAAGAAGCAGTGGAGAAAGAGTTCATGGCCGCTCAAGGATCCAATTGGATCTATATGGATACCTCCGGCGAACTGCACACGATACATAATCACGAATATAAAAAGACCATGAAGATTGCTCTGTTGATCGATGCTTGGGAACACTCGTGGGCCCTGGATTATCAACAGGACAAAGCCAAATACCTTAACAATATTTGGCGTATCATCAACTGGGACGTTGTTGATATCCGTTTACAAGGAGCGTAAAATGTTAGATACATTATTTTGGGTAGCAGTAGGTGCATTCGTTGGTTGGAATTTTCCGCAGCCTTTCTGGGCTAAGATCATCCAGGAAAAGATCCAAACTATGTTAAGTAAAAAATCTTAAGGAGAAATCATATGGCATACAGTGGGGCTGTTTTAGATCATTATGAAAATCCTAGAAATGTTGGATCATTTGATAAAAATGATCCTACTGTAGGAACTGGGCTCGTGGGAGCACCAGCATGCGGGGATGTTCTCAAACTGCAAATCAAAGTCAACGACGAAACGGGTATTATCGAAGATGCCAAGTTTAAGACCTATGGTTGTGGTAGTGCGATTGCAAGCAGCAGTTTGGTTACTACTTGGTTGAAAGGAAAAAGTCTCGACGAGGCAGAAGCGATTAAAAATAGTGAAATCGCTGAAGAATTAGCCTTGCCGCCGGTAAAATCCATTGCTCTATATTAGCAGAGGACGCGATAAAGGCTGCGATCGCTGATTATAAAAATAAAAAATAATTAGCTCCTAATATAGAGTGTAAAGCCAAAAATACCCCCTGTAAAAGTTTATTAGATAAATAATTATAGGGGGTAATCATGAGTAAATGTGAGATATGCGAAAAAGAGTTTGTTCCTAAAAATGAAAGGAAACCATCTCGTACCTGTTCTAAAGAGTGTAAAAATGAACTAGCTAGAAGGAATACTATAAATCAATTTAGCGATCCTGCCGCAAGAGAAATACAAAGACAAAAAAGCCTAGCTCAGAAAAAAAATCCTGAATATCAAAAAAAAGTAAAACGTGCGATGAAGGCCAGAACAGAAAGATGGGATAAACAAGGTCATCCTAGGCTAGGCATAAAACATCCAGAAACGGCTAAAGAAAAAATAGGAAAAGCAAATAAAGGAAGATTTAAAGGAAAAACCTGGGAAGAAATATATGGCAAAGACATCGCTGCTAGAAGAAGATTAGAAAATTCTCTTTCAATGTCAAAAAAGAATGAAGTACTTTTAAAAGAAAAAAGAAGCAGTTTAGAAGAAAAAATTTTACCCTATCTAAATGATTATGAAAACAATATACAAATAAGTTATTACAATGTAGATTTTCTAAATAGAGAAACCAATCATATAATAGAAATACACGGAGATTATTGGCACTGCAATCCAAAAATTTATCCGGATGATTTTGTTCATCCATATTTTAAAATGACAGCTAAAGAAAGAAGAAATTTAGATCATCAAAGAAAACAATACCTCGAATCTTTAGGATATACATTAACAATAGTATGGGAAAGTGATCTAGAAGAATTTATAGGAACACTGACATGATATCTCTAACACCATTAGCAGCTGATAAAGTAAAATCTCACCTAAAGCATAGAGGTAAAGGCTACGGAATTAAAATCGGTGTTAAAACTACCGGTTGTTCCGGACTTGCCTATACTTTAGAATACGTTGACGATCCTATGCAAGAAGATTTAAGTTTTGTCAGCGAGGGGGTACACATATTTGTAGATCCCAAAGCCATGCCCTATTTAGAAGGATTAACCATGGATTGGACCAAAAAAGGTCTCAACGAAGGATTCGATTTTATCAATCCCAACGAACGTGATCGTTGCGGGTGTGGAGAAAGTTTTAGAATTTAGATATTGGTAAATCTAAGCTAGCAGGCATATCCCATATCTTCTTGCGCTCAACTCCTTTGCGTTGGGCGAATTTTTTTGCATCGCAATTAGAACAACAATGAAAATAATTGTTGTTTAATCTCTTACTATGTATCTTTTTTAGTTCCCTTTTGAAAGTATCGTCGCAATTATCACATCTTAAAACAGCCAGTGTCTTTTTCCTTTTATAATTATGTTCAACACCAAGTTTGCTTAAACGAACCTAATTTATAATTTCTATTTCTGTAGTTAAGAACATACATGTATCTACATTACGCTTATAAAATTTTGGGCTAAATACGTTAGCATTCGCTAATTTAGGATTAAAAACATGGCACGTAAAATTGTTGATATAGGATCCATAGGAAATGATGGTACTGGTGATAGTATCAGGGATTCGTTTAGGAAGGTAAATGATAACTTTCGTGAACTATATAGTTCACTAGGTTTAGGGGAAAATCTTACATTTGTAGGCTTAGATGACTCTCCCGACTCATATGTAGGTCAAAATGATCCGGCCACGGGAAATACACCTTTATTGACCATTAATAATACCGAATCCGGTTTAGCTTTCAAAAAATTAGTTCCAGGAAATGGTATCAGTATAGATTTCATATCGAACCCAAGTGAAATAACAATAAATTCCGATTTCGCTGAAATTTCTGCAGACGAAACACCGCAATTGGGCGGCGATTTATCGATGAGATCCGGGGGTAATCAATTTAGAATCTATGATGCTGGTACTACGATTTCTCCGCTTTTACCGATATATAGACACGAGTTAGTAAACAAATCTTATGCTGATACTAAGATAAGCAAGGCGGGTGCTAATGCTATAAATCCAGAAACCAATCAGCAAGATGCATCCTTTGGACGTATGAGCGGTCCGTTGATATTAGCTAGAGATCCGGAACCGGATGATGACATAACTTACGGTGGTTTAGTAGCCGCAACTAAAAGATACGTTGACAATGCTGCATTTGGCTCCAGCAGTAATTTATTTGTTGCATTAACTGGAGAAGATGATCGGATAGGAGTTTCAAAAGCATTACAAGGTCGTGCTTTGGCATATGCTTATAGAACATTAGAAGCAGCATTGAAACGTGCAGAAGAATTAGTAAACGAAGCGCCTGTACAAATTGGTCCATACAAAAAAGTACTGACATACAATAACGGAGCAGGGATTTGTACTTTAGATAATATTGATCCGTCCCCATCATCCGGTGCTGGTTTTAGTGGTACTATACGAATGAGTGTAGACACTGCAACTTTGAGTACGATAGGCACGAACTATTATCCTGGAGATGTCTTGACGATAGCAGGTGGATCAGGAGCTGGCCAATGTATTATCGAAGTATTATCTACTCTCACAACTCCTGGCTCAATATTAACCTACAGAATAGTCAGTACAGGTTCTTATACTTCCTTGCCCGGAGCTGTGAATGTCACTACAACTATAACCACTTCAGCGGCACCTGCCGGAGTAGGTGCGATAGGCGTAAACGCTAAATTCAATTTAACTTATAAAGTTAATTCTGTATCTATTACAAATGGCGGTTCAGGTTATTCATTAGTTTCGGTAAGGATTATAGGTGGTGGAGGCACAGGAGCATTTGGTACTGCTGTTGTAACTGGTGGGGTAATTACCAGTATTACCATAGACGACCAGGGGTCTGGATTCACAAGTTTTCCAACTCTAGATGTAAATCTTCCAAGATTTTTCATTAAGACAGAAGGATATAGAACTGACTTCACTGGAGATGTTACTACAAATACAGCCGAAGCGATCAGAGGTAGAGATCTAAGAGAAGGTCTACATCTAAGAGGTGAAACTTCAGGAGCCTTGGCACAAATATTGGCTCATTCTGGAGCGTTGGACAGCGAAGGTAGAGAAATATTTGATGTTGATATTAAATTTGGTGTATTCCAAGAAGGTGAAACGATATCATATGGAGACATCAGCAAAGACATACAGATATCGATATTAGTTGAATCTGGAGAATATTACGAAAACTATCCTCTCAAGGTGCCAACAAATTGTTCGATCGTGGGAGATGAATTCCGTAGAGTTATTTTTAGACCTAAGGTAGGAACTTCTAGTTCTCCATGGGCCTTCCAAAAATTCAGAAGAGATACTGAAATTGACGGATTGACGACCGCGACGCAGCTATATGGATATCACTACTTACAAGATTCATCGCAACCGATATACCCTAAAATAAACAATAAAGGTGCATATAAATCTGCGGCAGCACTACTAGATCTTAATCGTAGTTTTCTTCAAGAAGAAATCATAGCATGGATGGATTATAACATTTTAAATGCTGTGGCTCCATTCTCGGCTAGTTTTCAATATAATTCAACTTTATGTAGACGAGATGTAGGATTGCTAGTAGATGCATTTGTATTCGATTTAAAATATGGCAGTTATAATCGAACTATTTCTGCCGGTTTAAAGTATTACGAAAGTCAAAGTGCATTAATAGCCATAACTTCACAACTGAGTCAATATCTAGCTGTACTGACACATCTAGAAGATCTGATGCAAGATGTCATAGATAACAATGAGGTAGTAGATAACAAACAAGATGCATTCCCTCAGATAATCGATCTAGCTTATACATCCGAATTAGGATCTGACAGTGTTATCACAGCTCTTATCACAACATTGAAAGATGTTATCGACGGCTCTGGATCTGTAAATTATCCTAAAGAAAATCAAGATATGGATGTGTTCTTAGCCAATGACGCTGTAAGATGGCAAGCTATATCTGCCATAGGTCATGGTGGATTTATGGCTGTGTTAGATCCAGAAGGTCAGATACTTTCTCGTTCACCTTACTTTCAAGAATGTGCCAGCTTTTCTAGAAGCAAAGATGTGCAGGTATTTGCAGGAGGAATGTTAGTTGACGGGTTCGCAGGCAATCTTGAATTCGTTATTGATACAGTTGTAAACCCTACAAGATTAGAAGTCAGTGGTCTAGACAGATTTCCACAACTTCCTTGTTCTTTTATAGTTGCTGACAGTGTTTATAGAATTAATTATATCAGAGACTTTGTGTATAATCCTAATGGGTCTATAGCAACCTTCGTTCTAGATGAAACCACACCCTGGCCGTATCCAGTATTTGTTTATGATCCAGCAGCGTGTTTTAGAGACGTAGGTTTAATATTAGATGGTTTAGGATATGACATCGTATTTGGAACCAACTATTGGACTAGACAAAACGGTATCACATATCGATTAGCACAATCGGCGGTGGTTATTGAAGATCAGAGAGCCATCACTTTAGAGGCCATTGGATATGCACATGAATTAGTAAATGAAGAATTGACTTTGTATCCGAGCATACAAACCATAGTTAATCTCAGTGAAGCGACTATCAGCGATATCATTGATAGAGGAACAGCTTCAGCTCCGACTTTAACTTTCACTTTACCCCCAGGAGTTTCTTCTAACGTAACTAATGCATATAATCTGTTGTTGGCAAACAGAAGTTATATCGTGGCAGAAGTTCAGGGATGGGTAAATGCACAGGTAGCAGGAAATATTGCACCATGGACAACTGTCGACATTTATAATCAAAGTAAATTCCAATCCGACATAAGGTTCATAGTAGAATCTTTGATCCATGATTTAATTTATGGTGGAAACGCAGCTACTAGACATTGTTCTTTGAAATTTTACAATAATCTAACTGGAGTGGTTCAACTAGCTGCTGGATATCCGGCAAGGTACGGCAGTGCTATCGCATATGCAAATTATCTAGCACAACGGGTAATACAAAATTTAGCGCCGGCTGTGTCCTATTCGGGATTACCAAGACAGACCGGTTCCGCAGCATCGGGAGCTGAAGTTGCCATAGTAAACACGAGACTAACTGCTGTTCAAAATGCGGTTTCTGCGGGGAATTTTGTCACTGCACAAACTTTCGTGGTACTATCAGCGCCAAGCACCAGCGGATACACTGCAAATAACATAACTGCTAGAAATCTTATACAATCGGCAAAGTCGGACATTCAGCAAGCGGTAGTAGATTATGTTGACGAAAACGGAAACAAATATGAGATTCTGTTTCCAGGTAATCGATCAATGTTGGCCAACGATCATACCCAAATCAACGATATGGGATATGGTGCTATAGCTACGAATGGTGGTTTGATAGAATTAGTATCTGTTTACACTTATTATTGCTACACATCTTATTATTCTGTAAACGGTGGACAGATTAGATCTATCAGTGGTTCTAGTGCGCACGGAATTTGGGCGTTAGTTGCTGAAGGAGCTGATCCATTAGAAGTTCCTACACCTACAACTCTATACGAAAATCTTGCACAGGCTTGTACTTGTTATTTTCCTAGTCCCGCATATGCAAATATTGTAGGCGGATTAGCAATTTATGTAACAAACTACGAATATGAACCATTAGGAGGTTCCGAATTAGAAATACAACACGGAACAGAAATGTACAGATATCCTGTAACATCTATTTCGACACAGGACTTGCCAGCAGGTGTAGCTAGATTAAATCTTACATCCGGTGTAGGAGGAGCTGAAGGGTTAGCAGCTATTGTTTCAGATGGCACTAAGATGACTCTAAGGATGCTAAGTCAAGTATTGTTAACTGGAGGTTTAGAAAACGTAGCGGTAAGACCGTCAACTGGATTGAAACTGCGAGAAACCAATGAGACTGTTTATCGTGTTTTACAGTTTACTACAGCTGAAGACGAAAATGGTCCTTATGAATTGCTATTCAATACAGCCACTCCTACGATAATACAAGTATTGGCTACGATTACTACTATAGCCACAAACGTGTGTACAACCAGTGGAAATCATAAATTAAGGACTGGAGATATTTTTATACCGCAAACAACTTCCAACGGATTAACCGCTGGTACAGTATATTATATCACTGATGTACCGGAATATAATCAATTTACATTATCTCTAAGTCCCGGTGGAAGCACCGAAGTATTAGTCAATGGAACTGGTTTATCTATTAAAGGAGTCAAAACACATAGACTGTTAGAAAATTATACCATACAGTTATCTTCCACAGGCACACTACCTTTACCTTTGATAGCCGGTGATACGTATTATGTCATTGCAAATGATCTTACAGAAACAGAATTTTCTGTCTCTGCACAAAAACAAGGCAATGCAATTTCAATTACCACTTCAGGTAGTGGTATACAGAGATATAACATAGATGGTTTAACTCTCACAGTACTAAGAGAAAACTATAATTATATCGACTTAACAATTAACACTCCCGGTGAATATGTAACTACCGGAACTGTTGTGACAATCAGTGTTGCATCTCCGGCAGAAGTAACATGGAACAGTCATGGATTTTCTGGCGGTGAAGTAATAAAATTTACAACTACCGGTACATTGCCTACTGGTTTATCGACCACAAACAGATATTTTGTTTTAGCAGCTGGTATTACTCTAAACACTTTTAGAGTAAGTTTGGCTCCTTCAGGCACAGCGGTAGACACTACCCTAGCAGGTAGTGGCACCCACAGTGCAGGATTAGTTACTGGTAGAGTAGGAGATACTACTTTTGCAGTGGTAGCTGTAGGATCTGTAGAAATTCCTAGAGTCGCTGGATCAAGGATAGTATTCTTAGGTGAAGAATATGTTATCGCCAATTATGCTCCGGAATCAGTCACTAATGAACCTTTTGCTAGAGTGACTTTAGATAGACCCTTAGTTAATGCTATAAATGCATTTTCTTCTGCCTATACAATAAAATCGGCGGTGCCAATAAGGACAGCAGGATCTCTAGGAACACTGACTATTAGAATTGCGCTGACTAGATGTACTTCTCATGATTTGCTTGAAATAGGTACAGGCTCGTATGCAGATACAAACTATCCTAAAGAAATTTACGGTCCGTCTGTTAATCCTATCAATGAGGACGGTGAAGTTGATGAAAGAGATGTAGGTCGAGTATTCTATGTTACTACGGATCAATATGGAAACTTTTCAGTAGGTCCATACTTTAGAGTTGATCAAGGTACTGGAACTGTTACGTTCAGTGCTTCTATCGCTCTTTCAAATCTAGATGGTCTTGGATTCAAAATCGGTGTTCCGATTAAAGAATTTTCAACTGATTCGGGCATGGTTGACAACGCCACTGATACAGTACCTACAGAAAATGCCACAAGAATTTACATTGAACGTCGTCTAGGTATTACTCACGACGGTGCGATAGTTCCATCAGGACAATTAATTCCTACAGTTACTGGCGGATATATGTCCCTAGATGGTCAATTAGCTATGAAATCTAATATGAATCTAGGTTCATATAGAATTATTAATGTAGCTGATCCAATAAATCCTACAGATGTAGCAAACTTAAGAAGTATTAAAGTAAGTAATTTGCAAGGATTTTCACTGAGTAATGTCGATGCTGGTGATATTTTAGTATTCACTGGAGACGGCGACGGACTTGTGAATGCATCTGTGACTGGTGATATCAGTTTTAATTTAACCACAGGTATAGATTCTGCATTAAATCAAGTTGATGTTCAAATAGTTGCAAACTCTATAGTCAATGCTGATATTAATTCTTCAGCAGCCATAGCTCAAAGTAAATTAGCTATGAGCGCGGCAACTACTAGAGCGAATGCCTCAGGCATCAGCCAAGCAGACCTAGGACTTGCTAGTTTTAACAATACGGATTTTGACATAACAAGTGGATGGGTTAGCCTTAAAGGTAATTCGGTGGTATTAGGTGATCTAGCACAGATAGGCACTAAAAAAGTGTTAGGTAATTCAACTTTAGCTACCGCTAATGTGGCTGAAGTAGATTTTAGCACAGTGGTCGCCGACGGAGGTGCGATCAAGAAATCACAATACAGCAGTGTAGGATTCTTAAGAAGAACATCTGGCGTAAGTTTTGTCAGCGATGCTGATTACGCTATGGTTGCAGCATCTGCAGGATCATCAGGCACAGTAGGCGCTTCCGAAATTATAGTCAGAGACGGCAACGGTGATTTTGGCGGCCGGACAGCCGATCTACAGTCCATAAAAATAGACACTAATCTTGCCATAGATACTGCAACCATTGCGGCAGGCGGATATGTAAGATATTATGGATGGGGGTCAGCTGGAGGTATATTGATCCAAGACAGTACCTTAGCTGCAGAAAAACTAACCGGTTATTGGAATGATCTACACCAGTTTAAAACTCAGAACGGTGTTTCGGACGCTCCTATAACCTGCTCTAGTATTCAAACTCTAACGTTGACTACCGGTGCCAGTACTACTAGCGGAAATATTACCGGTCGTTGGACATTAACAGGAACTTCTCCTAACGAATCTAGATTGCAGGCTACTTATTCAGCTGACTTGGCTGAAAATTATGAAGGTGATAAAGAGTATGAAGTAGGTACCGTTTTGGTATTCGGCGGCGAGAAAGAAGTTACAACTTCAAGTGCAAAAGGCGATACCAGAGTAGCAGGAGTGGTATCAAATACAGCAGCATTTACAATGTATGAAGCCTGTCCTGGATTGAAAAATCTAGTCGCTTTGCAGGGACGTGTACCATGTAAGGTAGTTGGAAAAATTACCAAAGGCGACATATTAATTACATCAGGAATACCAGGAGTAGCTGTAGCTGCTACAGGAGATGTTAAGGTCGGATCAGTAGTAGGCAAAGCCTTGAAAGATTATGATTCAGATCATATCGGTATGATAGAAATAGCAGTGGGGAGAACATAAATGGGATTCAACAATAATATTACTCCGGGAGCACCTCCATTATTATGGAGTAATATCTACGATGCATTTACACAGATAAATGAAAATTTTGATATACTAGTAGCAACAATAGGTGCTGGCTCAGGTCTGACACCATTAAATTTTGAAACACTCGATACTAATGTATCTCCTTCGACCGATAATCTTTACAGTCTAGGCACAGGAACATTTAGATGGAAGAACATAAGAACTGCACCCTTTATAGCAGGAGGTACTGATCAAGACAATGGATTATGGGCAGGATCTGCACAGATAAAAGGCATAGGAACCATAATCGATATCCCAGCGGGATCGACCGTCGACGGTTCTTTGATAATTGATCCTGATAAGACTTTTTTCAAGACTATAGATGTTGATAATAATTTAAGTCTAGTAGCAACGACTTTTGGTGATACGCTAAATCTATTATCCGGAGCGGGAATAAATTTAAATGTGAATTCCGCCAGTGATTCTATCTCTATAGAAAACGATGGAATTATATCTATTACTAATGGCTTAGGCATCACAGTGGCAACAGCCGCAGGAATATCAACTATAACTAATGCCGGTGTAAGAAGTATCTTTAATAGCACAGCTTTACCTGCAGGAAGATCATTGGGTGCAGGTATTAACATTAATGCTGGTTCGGGAGACAATCTAAGAATAACTAATGCTGGCATAATCAGTATTACTAATGGTGTTGGTATTACAGTGTCAACTGATGCTGCTACAGGCGAAGCAACTATTACTAATTCAGCTCCAGCGGTAAATGCATTTGCACAAATAGAGGTAAACGGTGATTCTTCAAATAGATTGGTTGCTGATGCTGTCAGCGACATACTTAATATTACCAGCGGATTAGGTATTACATTATCGAAAACTGTAGGAACAGATACATTAGATATATCAGTGAATCCAATATTTGATTTGAAAGGTTCTGTATTTGGAGATGATTCAAGTATATTAGTCGATGCAGTCAGTAATATCATCAATGGTAATGTGAGAGCAACTACACTAAGAACTGAAGATGTTAAAATCATTTTAGGACAGGGAGCCAACGCTGGAAATTATGGAGTGGGCATTGGTTATGATTCTGGTAAAACTAATCAAGGCGACGGTGCAGTGGCTGTGGGTTTGGAAGCTGGCAACAGCAATCAAGGAAATTACGCAGTCGCCGTAGGAAGAGATAGCGGTTATCAAAACCAGGCAACACAGGCGGTAGCCATAGGATTTGAAGCAGGTTTGAGCAGTCAGGGTTCAAATGCCATAGCCATAGGATATCGTGCAGGTTATAGTAATCAAACTAATGGTAGTATTGTGTTAAATGCCAGTGGTGCTGCACAAAATGCTGCTGCCTCTGGATTCTACGTTAATCCTATCCGTTCAACTACGTCGTCAGCAAGACCGATAGTTTATGATTCAACAACTAAAGAATTATTTTACACATCAACGTTGGAGTTTATCAACAGCACTATTTCAACTACTGATTCTAGTGGACTTATTATAGATGTGCAGACAACATTCAACACAGATGTCAGCATAGAAAATGATCTAGATGTTGTACAAAGATTAAGAGTACAAGGTAGTAGGGTCATTAATTTAAATGAACTGAAATCAGTAGTTGCGGAGAGTTCAAGTTTTTCAGACTTCCAAACAAGAATAGCAGCATTGGTATAATTGGAGCGACTAAATGACTAAACAGGTAATTAACGTAGGCACAACAGCAAATGATAAAAAAGGCGACAGCCTACGTGCTGCGTTCCAAAAAGTAAATGCTAACTTTACAGAACTGTACACCGCATTAGGTCTAGACAGTGGTGGATTGAATCTAGGTGCTTTTGAATTTACAGGTAGTATTATGAGTACTACTGACAGTACTCCTATCGTTATAGATCAGGCAACAACAATTACTAGTGATTTAACGGTCAGCGGTGATGTCCTCCCTAGTACAGCCAACGGTGGAGATCTAGGATCTTCGGCTCGACCCTGGCGTAGTCTTTATGTCAGCAACAACACTATTTTTATCGGTGGTAATGCTCTCAGCATAGACAGTAATGGTGATCTCACATTAAACAACAATCGCATCGTTCAGGAGAACGGTGAATTTCTAGTATTAGACAATCTCACAGATGTCAGTGCTAATTCACCTTCAGTGGGTGATGTGCTGGCGTGGAACGGTGGCTCTTGGGTCAATGCTGATCAGGCTACTGTGCCAACACTGACTAGTCAACTTACCAACGATTCAGGATTCATCACAGCAGCAAGTATTCCTA